ACAAACATAGCATTGTTTGTGACCTTGGTTGGACCTTTCTTTTCCTCATCAAGATCCTTCATCTTCTTATGAAGATCCTGTAGTTTCTCAGTCATGTCTGCAACGTGCTTCATTGCCGCTACAGCGACCTCATATGCTCTCGGGTGTCCACTCTCCTGAGCGACCTCTAAAGCGCCTCTGACCGCCTCCTGACCCTGATCTATGAGGCTGTATAGTTCGCCTCTGGTATATTCATAATCTTTCTGGCGATCGTCATCAGTTTTCTCAACCTTTACTGGTGGTTTTTCTTCCACAGGTTCAGCACTGATATTGAGGATCTCCTCCATGTTCTCTTCTAGGCTCATAAGAATTCAATTCCTTCATTAAATCCAAAGTCATCATCAGCAGTCAATAGAAGATCATCTAGACCATCAATATTTCCATCATTATTAATATCTGTTGTTGCTTTGGGTGTATATGTTCTTGTAATAGTTCTGCGACTTACGTTATTATCACCAAGCGTTTCGTGAATAATTGCTTTTTTAATAACGTTTGCGGTGTTGTATGGACCGTAGAGATAAGTTTTTGCAGTGAAACTTAATGTATATGTAATATATCTACGTTGTAAAAAATCACCGTCCCAAGTATCTTCGTGACTAATGTTATTTAAAACAATAGCAACATCTCTCTTTTCATCCATATCTGGAATCATATTAAGAGTTAGAGAAAATGAAGGTTGAAAATATGGAAGTATTTGTTCAACCATTTGCAAAGCATCATCTTGAGATTTGGCAATAAGTCCTAGTTCAAAACTTATATTATAAGGAACAGGAACATATTGAACTCTGACTTCATTACCATCATCATCAATGATCGTTTTATATTTTTGAATTGGTGATGTCTTACGAGTAGAATCGTAATCAAGACCTGTCATTTCAAAATAAAGACGTGGTAGAGTGATTGATACTTTTCTTAGGTCTGGATTTTCTTCTAATCTAACAATAAATTTTTGCTTAGGTCCGTAAGCAAGTGGAACTTTCTGCTGTTCAATAACCGAACCATCAGAAGGATCTATTCTTTTTATTTCTAAGTTATTAAAAAGAGTACCGAAGGCAATAACTGTTCTTCTTATTGCTTCGTTATAAAAATGAGAACCTAACATTAGAATGGATCAGTAAAGTTACCGTATTCGCCAAATGGATTTCTCTCAGTGAAATCGAGAATATCGTCAGCAGCTTGCTCAATATATTTATTATCATCATATTCATTATTACCATTATCGATATTCACAGTTGGATCTTGTGTATCAATAATCCATACACCATCACTTTCGAAGTATGATCCATTTTCTTTTAGAACTGCTTGTCCAGCAGCAAAATCTCCAGTCACATTAATTAGTTTTAAAATTCTATCTGGAGCATACCAGTTAGCAACTTCTCCTGTGATGCCAAGTGGTACAAAAATAAGTCCTCCCTGTCCATCATCGGAAACAGAATGATATTCAATAGTATCTCCCTTAACAAAATCTCCAGTACCACCTTCAGCAAGTAGAATAGAAATTGCATAATCATTTTCTAATTCCACATTATCAACTTCAACAATGTCAGTATTAAATACATCATTGCCAACATCATATATCTCACAAGTCATTGTGTAAAAATAGATTTTGCCTAATTGATAAAATGGTGCTTCTCTTTCTACATATTTAATCTCATATAAATTTTCTGTTAGAGGAAAGTATATTAAGTCTCCTTCGTTTGGTCTATCTCTTATCTTAATTGCATCTTGTATTTTTAAAACTTCATGCTCCCATCTTCTCTTAGATACGGTAATTTTAATTTCATCAGTAATCTTTAGACCAAATTTACTAATAAATTCTGTATTATCTCCAAATCCCTGTACATTTTGAAGCATAACTTCTAATGTAATATGACGATTGAATTCTGAATGAATAATTTCATCCAAAACACCATCTGTAATATTTTGTCTAGGCAAATATACCACATCAGCACCAAACAGTTTGATCTGTTCGTCTACTAAATCTTGAATTAAGTTTGTTTCTGAACTATTATTTTGAAAGTCCAGAGGAAAATAGTGACTAGTAGGCATTTTATCCGATCATGTCCATTGGTGGAATAGCATACTTACTGAGAACTTCGCTTTCTATTTGCTGAATTTCTGCTAGAGCATCTTCATACAATTGTCTTCCATTCATAGTAATACCACCAGGAAGTTGAACATTATTAAACTTGATCATATTCTGTCCCCATTGTCTTTTAATTAAGGAAGTAGCATATCTCTTCAAAAACATATCATTATACATCTCTGTTGCATCACTAGGATCAATAAGACGATGTGCTTCGATCAAAAGATATTTTCCTTCGGAAAGAAAATCGGCATCTACATCAAGATATAAACGATCGCGGCGTTGTGTGTATCTAAACTGTTGGAATGATCCATTGTTCAGAACCATATCAAGAGTTTCTAAATATTGTTTAGTCATGAAATAATTTAGAATATCAAGTGATCCAAAAGCATAGAGATCATTTAGGTATAACTGATATTCAACTCCCCATAAATTTGAGCGGATCGTATTGCTTACTAATCCAAATACTTTACTGATGCCAACTACATGATCTGGAATAGGAATATAATTTGTTGCTTCATTCCAAGATGTAGTTCCTTCAGTAGTAGTTACAGTTGCCTTAAATCTTGCAATATCATCGGCAGTCAAAGAATGTGTGAGATAGCATCTCTCCATACCGTTATAACAGTTCTCTTGAAAAAATTGAATAGCATCATCAACAAGATCATCAACTTGATCTACATCAACATTGATTTCTAATACTGGTGCTCCTAATTTTCTCAGACAATAATCGGTAAACTCTGTCCTAGATGCTGGTTGAGCCATTATTGCAAAGTAATTTAGAAATATTTATGTGTTAACATCATTCATAAATTCAAACTATTATTGCTGGGTCTGTAAACAAACCAGTTTCTTCATCATAAGTCCACCCAATATCAACAAGTTGTTCTTCTTGTAATTGTATTAAACTCAATCCTGGTCCTGGTGACCATTCGGAAACTCCATCCCATAAAACAATATTTACAACATAGTTGTTAGAATCTATGACTGCGTATCTCATATGAAAAATAGAAATAGAAACTCTAAATTAATTTAGGAAAGTATTTTATCCGTTTATGCTGGATTTAATGCGATAGTATATGCTTTCCAAGCATCGTCTCCTGGTGTAGTAAATGCACCAGGATTCTCAGCACCTGCAGTTGATTGGAGTAAGTAAGCAGTCATAATTGTCGCACCAGAACCATTATTTGCGCCAGTATCTTCAGTAGGTCCAAGAGTATAACCAGAAGGTGCTGTTGTACCACTTGCGGAGTCATCATCGTCCAAGAATCCCACACTTACAATCATACATCCATCGGTTGTTGTAGTAATGGATGGAGAATTTGGATCTCCGCTGCCTGCAGTGGCTTCTTGAGTTGTTGTATTAAATACGGTTGTTGTATTTACATTTCTAAACGCCATCATTACATACACTGCGCCAGAGTTTGGATCCGTTAGGTTATTAGCACTTACTGAAGTTCCTGAAGATACGATATAGTAGAAGGAGCTATCTGGAACATTATCGTTATCTGGTTGAGCGCCAGTATTATTAGTAGTTCCTTCGCTCCATCCAGTAGGATCAGCTCCCATATTACCCGAGTCAGTAGCACCAAAAAGAAGAACAACATCACCAGACTGTATGCCTGTTAATGTCATTGTTCCACCAGACTGTGATGTAGTTCCTGTTACATATTCTATACCTGATGCGGTTTCAGTTGATAATCCTGCTTGAGATAGTCCGAGAGCAACTGCCTTTGCGTTATAAATTTGTCCGATTTCGGAATGACTGAGTTCTCTGTTATAAATCAAAACCTTCGCAACTTGACCATCTACATAACCTTCTTCTCCAGCATTAGCACGACCTATGGCAACATTTGTTGACGTTGTAGTATTAATGGTTTGAGTTCCAGTATTATAATTCACAAGTTTTTCTGCATTGTGATATAGAGTTATACCTTCAAGATCATTATTTGCTCCTGTACCAATAGTAATGGTATTTGTTCCTGTAGTTCCTGATGCTCCTTCTGTGTTTGTATCTGATATTGAGATACTGGAAGAACCACCAGAACTTCCACTATCACCATCTCCACTTCCTCCGTCTCCACCAGAACCAACGGTTACTGTGTATTGTTGCCCAGCAGATACTGTCCAGCTTCCGTAAGCAAGAGCACCGCCGCCACCGCCACCGCCACCTTCATCATCCTTATCGGGGTCATTATCACCACCACCGCCACCACCACCGACTACAACAGCAGAAACAGATGTTACGCCAGAAGGAACTGTGAACGTTCCACTAGAAGTAAATGTTTGTTGATTTGATATTCCATCTGCTGCATTTGATGGGTACGAATAACTACCCCAAACAAATCTCACAACACCATTTCCACCATCACCACCAGAACCAAAACCACCGTCTCCTTCAACGCCGCCACCGCCGCCGCCATAGTTACCACCATCGCCGCCAGTACCATTGGTATTTTGTCCATCAACACCACCAGAACCGCCACCTCTTGGAGCAGTTCCACTAGAACCAGCTCCATATATTCCTACACCACCACCACCATCACCATCATTAGAACCACCAGCACCACCGCCACCAGAACCATTTTGGTTTTCTCCACCACCATTACCAGTATATCCACCAGCTCCAGCGCCACCGCCACCGTCTTCATTTCCACTGCCGCCAGAACCACCAGATCCTCCATTAGTCCTCGATAATCCACCAGAAGACCCACCATTACCACCACCACCGCCGCCACCGCTTCCGCCGCCACCGCCTCCAGCAGTTAAGTGGTTATTGGTGAAGGTTAAAGTTGTGCCAGATATAGTAGTTGTAAGGTTGTTTGATAGGGTAATAGTTCCTGAAGAGCTATTAAACGCCGTAACTGTTGTGTTGTTAGGAACTCCTGTTCCAGTGACTACAGTTCCTACCTCAATAAAATCAAAAATGGCATCAGGCGTTCCACCACCCGAACTACCTGGCCAGGTAGCTGAAATCATATTCCAACCATTTACTGTGAGAGTTTTTGTTGCTAGTTGAGCACCACCAGCAACTCCCATATTAAACTGATTAGAAGTATTGAGTTCCATTGCCCATTTACCACCACTAGTGGCAGGGTCTCCCCAAGTAAGAAGTCTTTGTTGACTTGTAATAGTATTAGAGTCTAGTTTAAAAAATATAATAGATGTTCTTGCTGTTGTGCCAGTGACTCCATTGTATCCAGACAGGTTTACATAGTCATCAACGCCATCAAATACTAACTTACCAAAGTCACCAGAATTATAAGATGCTCCATTTGTAAGTGTTCCGTTTCTATCAAAAGTTCCTATATCTTCAACTCCACCTGTACCAGTGTTACTCTCTGATATTTGTCCATCCCAATGAAGTTGAAGTCCACTTGCTGGGACACCATCTGTACCATAAAAATTTGAAAAACTTATGGCACCACTTGTTGGAGCATTATCCTGACCATAATATTCACCAAGTTCCAGTGGACCTGCTGTAGTTGGAGCAGTATCTCCACTGAACTCTTGGTGAATAGCTGATAGTGATATTGATCCTGAAGCAGGTAGTGTCATAAGTCGTTTCTAACTTATCATGCAGGTTCTTCTTCTGCTGGTGGTTCTTCTACAGCATCTGGATCTACAAAAGAAATTGCACCAATTGCTGCCTTATTCTCAACTCCTCTAAGTTGACCTTCGAGAATTTCTTCAAAATAATCCTCATCAATAGAACCATCTTCTAGATGTGGAATGTTGACCGCTCTGGTGTGAGTAAATCCATCAGCATTGGTATATGTAACCTCAACTGTCTTATCTTCTTCAGCATAATCTGCTACTGTGTATGTAATATTCATTATCCTATTTTCTAAGTTCAGTAATTTGTTGCTTGAGACTATTTATCTGATTTTGTTGCTCTTTAATTGCCTCAATCAATAATCCAACCATATTGCCATAAGCAACAGATTTGATTCCATCTTCATTAGTTTCTACTGCTTCAGGAAGAACTTCTTCAACCTCTTGGGCAATGACACCAGTGTGGCGCTTATCACTATCCAAATCTGTTCTATCGTAAGTGATGCCTCTAAGTGATTGAAGTTTATCAAGAGCATTTGGAATAAGTTCAATGTTTTCTTTAAGAGTTATATCCGAATATGCAGTTACATTTCCTGTTGCAGTAAAATCACCTGTAGATCTTGCAAATGTAAATCTTGTTGTTGTTCCATCTCTCATAAACAATGAACCAACACCAGTGCTGTTCATATCAAAATACATATTCGACCCATTGCAGAACATTTCAAAATCATCTCCAGTTCCAAAAGTCTGGATAATATTATCATTGAATCTTAAAGTTCCAGATGTTTTTTGATCAGCAGCATCAGACCTTAAGAACTGAGAACTATCGACACCATCAAGAGTCCCTGCATTGGTGGCGGTGGCAGCATTGCCAGTGATACTAATACCCCAAGTTCCTGAAGCATTAGCACCAGTTGTACTTGGAGCACCAATCGTATTATAAGAAACTGTTAAAGCACTACCTCCATTAAATGTACTGCCAGATGCACCACCACTGCCTCCATTATTAAATGTAACACTATTAGAAGTATTAGCAGTAATAGTAATGTTTGCAGAACCATTAAAACTTGTTCCGTTGATGGTTCTTGCGGTTTGTAAAGTAGTTGCTGTAGCAGAATTGCCAGTGATATTAATACCCCAAGTTCCTGAAGCATTGCCACCAGTTCTTGTGGGGACATCTAATACTGTTCGGAAGTTTGTTGGAGTATAATAACGAATATATCCATCCTGAGAAGCATAAACTCTAGTAATAGCAGTTGTGCCATTATCACCTGAGATTGTATTAATCCAACCTGCTTGAATATATCCATTGCCATCAGTTCTTACAATTCTATTTGCTACATTGTTTGTTCCTGTATGAACTTGAAGTCCATCAACAGTATCAGCATCTAGACCACTACCAGAACCATCGTTACCAGCGTGCCATACAATATTAGCATTGCCTGCGTAGATGTTGTTTGAAGCAACTCTTAATTGACCATTAGATTCAATTTGGAATACATTAGTAGTATTATTTTTAAATACAAAACCTCTATTAGTTCCTCCAGTCATTCTGAAGTACATATTATAGTCAGAAGTTGAATCTAGTCTTCCACCCCAAGTTGCATTGACCGCAGAGGACATCCATATCTTATAACTATCACTATCCCAGAATCTCAAACCGCGACCATCACCCGCAGCAAGTCTTGCATCTACAGAATTTGCAGCATCCGATCTAAAGAACTGAGTGCTATTAAGACCATCAAGTAAATCAGAATCTGCTGCTTTACCTGTAGTAGATAACTTACCATCTAGAGCAGTTTGGAGACCGTCTACATTACTGATGATATGGTTGTGTGAGTCATCTGCAACAACAATAGCATTATAAGTTCCTGATACATCTCCACCAAAACTTGTGGATGTAGTTAGTGCTGTAGATGCTGGTTGATAATAAGAACTTTGTTGTCCATCAAGTAGGTCGGCATCCAATCCAGAACCAGCTCCTTGATATGAAATTTGTGCTGGGTGAACCATTCCAGTTCCTTCATATCCAGCATTATCATTCTTTGTCCAGGCAATGCCTGTTAAGTGCAATCTTCCAACTCTATTTAGAATTCTGATAGCAGTAAAATGGTCCAAACCACTACCAACATGGGTAATAGACATACCATCATGTTGATCTGGATCACCCTCATTTGTATTTTCTACAGTTTGTCTTGTATTAATCCTTCTTAAAAATACCAATCCACCATCAGATTGTACTCCATAACAATCAGCATATCCACCACTGCTCCACTGAAGTTGACTTATCCAACAAGACTTATATCCAGAAGGAATGTTATATTGAACATATCCAGAACCATCAACATATCTATATTCATCATAAACATTATTAAACTTGGGATCTCCCCAAGAACTGGTATTTGATGCAGTTGTCCAAGTTCCAGATACTGCATCTGGAGAGTTGATATTAGTTTCGTAGTAGTTTTGGAGGAATCCAGTCGAATCAATACCATCAAGTAAATTAGAATCTGCTGCTTTACCTGTAGTAGATAATTTGCCATCTAATGCTGTTTGGAGACCGTCTACATTACTAATGATATGGTTGTGGGAATCATCGGCAACGGTGGCAGTAATCGTGATGTTGGAACTTCCGTTAAAGTTCGCAGAACCACTCAGGTCGCCGCCAAGTGCAATGTTGCGACTGTTGGCAAGAGTAGAGGCAGTTGATGCGTTACCAGTAATGCTAATGCCCCAAGTTCCCGAAGCATCGCCACCAGTTCTTGTGGGGACATTCAGGGATGATCTCATACCAGTAGCATTATTCTTTCTGATGTAATCATCAGTGGATGAGTAAAAGATGGTGTCACTAGAACGAGTTCCAGTGGCGTGAGACATATTAAAGTAAGTTCCAAATCCATATCTTACGGTTAAATCTCCAGATCCATTTCTCAATGCGATAGTGTTTGCGGTTGCTCCCGTTGCTGTGTTGTATCCATCCAATAAATCAGCATCTAAACCAGATCCAGCACCATCATTACCAGCGTGCCAATACTTGGAACCACTATTATCTGCACCGCCTTTCCACAAGTCACCATCTGAACCCATCCAAGCAACAATACCACTAGCACCATTGCCAAATCCAACACCTGCAGTTCCAGCATAATAATTCAAGTACATTGCTGATGAAGTAGCGGCATCCATATGAAGATTACCGTTTGTAGTTGCTAAACTTACCGTATTCGCATTACCACCATATCCATTACCTCCAACTCTTAAGTATTTGCCCCAAGTGCTATTAGGTCCGAATAGGATATTTGCGTTTCCGCTGCCAGTTAAGTTGCCAGTGAAAGTATCATCAGCATCAGACCTTAAGAACTGAGAGCTATCAATTCCATCAAGTAAATTTGAATCTGCTGCTTTGCCTGAAGTAGATAACTTACCATCTAGAGCAGTTTGGAGACCGTCTACATTACTGATGATATGGTTGTGAGAATCATCAGCAACAACAATGGCATTATAAGTTCCACTGACATCTCCACCAAAGGTTGTGGATGTATTGAGGTAATAAGAACCTTGTTGTCCATCAAGCAGATCGGCATCTAAACCATTGCCAGTTCCTTCATCAGCAGTAGTAAGAACCCTAGAAAGAGTCCCAGTTGTTGTTCCTCCAGCATAAATGTTTCCAAGAACCGAAAAAGAAAGAGATCCCGTAGTTGGAAATTGGCTATTATTTGGAGATTGTTTTAATATTAATCCATATCCAGAAATAGGAAGTTCGCCATCAAATTCATTATGCTCTAAGAGAACACCTTGACTATTAGCCGTATCAAATTGAATTGCTGGATAAGATCCAGTAACGGAATCGGTATCGCTAAGAATTAGTTTTGGAGACGTTTTACTAATAGTAATGTTTCCAGTTGTAGTATCACTAGCATCTGATCTTAAGAACTGAGAACTATCAAGACCATCAAGTAAATTAGAATCTGCTGCTTTACCTGAAGTAGATAATTTACCATCTAAAGCAGTTTGTAGACCGTCAACATTACTAATGATGTGGTTATGAGAATCATCGGCAACTACAATGGCATTATAAGTTCCACTAACATCTCCACCGAAACTTGTGGATGTAGTTAATGCTGTAGATGCTGGTTGGTAATAAGAACCTTGTTGACCATCAAGTAAGTCAGCATCTAAACCAGATCCAGCACCATCATTACCAGCGTGCCAAACAGTATTTCCTAAGCATGTTGCCCCACTTTCACTCATAGTAAATAAATTATCTAACCCTACAGCAACACCAGAAGTAACATTAGATTTTCCTTCAAACCAAATAGTTGCTCCTGTTGTAGAGTCAACATTTGTCTCTATCCTAAATGCATTACCTGTTTTATCTGGGACACCACTACGGTGATTAAATGTTAGATTTGCATTCCCATAACCATCATTTGTGGTCATTACCACACCACCACCATCACCTGTGATTCCTATATAAGTGCCTGAGGTAAGAATATTACCTGACCCTGTTAAAGTTCCGCTAAAACTATCATCAACATCAGATCTTAAGAAGCTGCCGCTATCAATTCCATCCAGAAGATTAGAGTCTGCTGCTTTACCTGAAGTAGATAATTTACCATTTAAAGCAGTTTGTAGACCGTCAACATTACTAATGATGTGGTTATGAGAATCATCAGCAACAACAATGGCATTATAAGTTCCTGATACATCTCCACCAAATGTAGTTGATGTAGTTAGTGCGGTGGAAGCAGGTTGGTAATAAGAACCTTGTTGTCCGTCAAGTAAATCAGCATCTAGACCAGATCCAGCACCATCATTACCAGCGTGCCAAGTAGTATTACCACTAATAGTCGCTGCAACCTGACGCCAAGTCTGTTCTGTACCATTCTCACAAGTTCTAATCCATAGATTACCTGGAGCTCCACCTTGAGAATACCTTGGAATGGCCATCTCCATCCAATAATCGCTAACGTCAGATCCTAATCCATATTGATTTCCTAGAGAAAATCTTCCCCTGTACCATTGAATGGAACTGGTATTTGGTGCATTTGTAGTTCCATTTAAAAAAGTCCATCCCCAATATGTTGGAGGAACATTAAAATCATTATAGGCAGTGTGACCTTCCCATTGTCCAAAATTGCCTACAGGGGATCTCCCAAGTTCAGTATAACTTAATCTCGCGTCATTTAGTGTTCCTGCATTAATATTTGATGCATTATGATTGTGTGAATTATCAGCAACAACAATTGCATTATAAGTTCCTGATACATCACCACCGAATTGAGTAGTAGTTGATAGCTTTGTAGCAAGAGAGTTTGTAACTGTGGTAGCAAAATTAGGATCGTCTCCCAATGCTGCTGCCAATTCATTTAATGTATCAAGTGTAGTAGGTGCAGAATCTACAAGATTTGCTACCGCAGTTCCAACAAAAGCAGTGGTGGCAATCTGTGTTGTATTAGTTCCAGCAGCAGCAGTTGGTGCAGTTGGAGTTCCTGTAAGAGCAGGTGATGCTAAAGGTGCTTTAGCATCTAGTGCTGTTTGAAGTCCATCAACATTGCTAATAATGTGATTGTGAGAATCATCCGCAATCACAATAGCATTATAAGTTCCAGATACATCACCACCAAAAGTTGTATTTGTATAGAGACCATTAGTTACAGTGGCAGCATTACCAGTAATATTAATACCCCAAGTTCCTGAAGCATTACCACCAGTTCTTGTAGGAACATTTAAGAAAGTTCTAATTGCTCCAGTATCACTACATACTCTCAGGTAATTATCCGTTGAGTTATTAGTTCTAAAGACCATACCACCAGAAATGGTTGATTGATTGGGGTATGTTTGTCTAATTAATCGCGCATAGATATCTCCAGCTCCATCTCTTCCAGCTACAGTATTTGCTGTTGCTGCACTATTAACTAAATTTTGTCCATCAAGTAAATCAGCATCTAAACCAGATCCAGATCCATCGTTTCCTGCGTGCCAGACAGTATTGCCATGAACCTGAAGACTAGCCGTTCCAGTTGTTCTTTGAAAGTTTAAAATAGAACTAGTTGCAGTTACATCAATATACGCTGCTCCGTCGTAGTAAGCATGTCTGAAATTAGAAGTAGCACCAGTATCTGATACTCCGAACCAATGCAATCTTGAAAAATTTGTTGCATCGTCTCTTGCGTCAGCTCTTTGATAAGCAGCGTCCGAAGAGCTTACTTGCCATCCTTCAGCGCCAAGATGCATGGCGGCAACTCCAGAGTTTGTAAAGGTTAACTGTGTTCCTGTATAACTATCAGAAGCATCAGACCTTAAGAACTGAGTACTATCAATACCATCAAGTAAATTGGAATCTGCTGCTTTACCTGTAGTAGATAATTTACCATCTAGAGCAGTTTGAAGTCCATCAACATTACTAATAATGTGGTTGTGTGAGTCATCAGCAACTACGATGGCATTATAAGTTCCAGAAACATCTCCACCAAATGTAGTTGATGTATTGAGGTAATAAGAACCTTGCTGTCCATCGAGTAAGTCAGCATCTAAACCACTACCAGCACCATCGTTTCCTGCGTGCCAGACTGTGTTTGATCCTACTGTTGGAGTAAACCCAAATCTAAATACACCTGCTTGAGTAACATCAAAAACAGAATCTGCTCTAATTCCAGATCCACCTGTTAAACCATTACGAAGTAAACCGAAATTATTTGTACCATTTTGCCCAAGATTACCAATTGCCCAAGTATTTGTACTGCTAGTTAAAGTTGCGCTTGTTCTAAAAAATGCAAGAGCATAACCATTATCTGCGGAAGGATGCACTGCAAGTCCTTCGGACCAACTACTTCCTCCAGATCTTATTCTTACCGCAGGAGTTGCTGAGGAACCACCTAAGAAGTCAATAACTCCATTAGCAGTATCACTGGCGTTAGACCTTAAGAAACTTGTGGAATCAAGACCATCAAGTAATTCAGAATCTGCTGCTTTACCTGTAGTAGATAACTTACCATCTAATGCTGTTTGGAGTCCATCAACATTACCGATGATATGGTTATGGGAATCATCAGCAACTACAATGGCATTATAAGTTCCTGATACATCTCCACCGAAACTTGTGGATGTATTGAGGTAATAAGAACCTTGCTGCCCATCAAGTAAATCTGCATCTAACCCAGACCCAGCGCCATCGTTTCCTGCGTGCCAGACTGTGTTTCCATTTGCTGCAGTTATTGAACCATATACATTTAGATTTCCACTGGTTGTAAATTCAAACTGTATGCTACTATTAGTTCCGCCTGTATGGGATTCAAATGAAGGTAGAGAATTGCTAGCATTTCCCCAAATATAAAGATTGTTGGGGGCATCATGAGCACCAATTCCCCAGAAAACATCATTGTCAACATCATCAAATTGTATCTTGGGATTGTTTGTGCCGTTTCCAAAACCTAAGTTTAATCTTCCACTATTACTTGCTCCAGAATTAGATCTAATACTCAATCCAGTTGTTGTATTTCCACAGTCAATCGTAACAGTCCCGTTAATATCTAAGACTCCAGTAAATGTATCACTGGTATCAGACCTTAAGAACTGAGAACTATCGATTCCATCAAGTAAATTAGAATCTGCTGCTTTACCTGTTGTAGATAATTTACCATCTAAAGCAGTTTGTAGACCGTCTACATTACTGATGATGTGGTTGTGGGAATCGTCAGCAACTACAATTGCATTATAAGTTCCTGATACATCTCCACCAAATGTTGTGGATGTAGTTAGTGCGGTGGAAGCAGGTTGGTAATAAGAACCTTGCTGTCCATCAAGTAAATCAGCATCTAATCCAGAACCAGATCCATCATTACCAGCGTGCCATATAGTATAAGTAGTAGCTAAATTTCCACCATATATGTCACTTCCCGTTCTCCAAGATAACCCAGAAATTCCTCTTTCAATAGAAAGACCATAGTCTGCAGTTGCCGAAGATCCTGCTGCTCTTTGAGGTCCAACATAAAGATGAATACTTCCATCAGTATTGTCGGAACTTAAAGTAATAGCAGACATGCCACTATTACCAGAAGAAGAACTTACATGAAGTTGATCATTATCATGACCTGCACGAATATTAAAATTACCAGCAGCATCATTTGATGTAATCATCTTCTGACCTTCATCAAATTTCAATAACACTTCATCATGAGATACTGAAATATATCCAGCAGTTAAGTTAAAAGTTGGAGTATCTGAAATGTCACTTCCCCCACCAGAGAAAGTATAAGTCCCAGAAGCACTATCATTAGCATCGGACCTTAAGAAACTTGCGGAATCAAGACCATCAAGTAATTCAGAATCTGCTGCTTTACCTGTAGTAGATAACTTACCATCTAATGCTGTTTGGAGACCGTCTACATTACCGATGATATGGTTATGAGAATCATCAGCAACAACAATGGCATTATAAGTTCCTGATACATCACCACCAAATTGAGTAGTAGTTGATAACTTACTATCCAAAGAAGTTTGAAGTCCATCTATATTACTGATGATATGGTTGTGAGAATCATCAGCAACAACAATGGCATTATAAGTTCCACTGACATCTCCACCAAATGTTGTGGATGTAGTTAGTGCTGTAGATGCTGGTTGGTAATAAGAACCTTGCTGTCCATCAAGTAAGTCAGCATCTAGACCACTTCCAGATCCATCGTTTCCTGCATTCCATACTGTGTTTCCACCAACAGTTAATACACTGTTGGTCAGTCTCATCATTTCTGTCGTCCCACCATACCATCTGTGTATAGAAGATGTACCTGGAACAGAATACCAAAGTGTACCGCTGTCAATACCTAATGCATAATCGACATTAGAAGCACTGACTTGAGGATATAAGACTAACTTAGTACCAACACTTCTGGTGGTGGTTGATGGAGCAGCAACACCATTTGTGGTCCAATCTATTCTATTGCCAGTAGCTCCATTCAGAAAGATTTGACCACCACCATTAGCAGTGCTATTTGCTTTCGTGAATATTATCTGACCACTAGTAGTATCATTAGCATCAGACCTTAAGAAACTTGTACTATCAATTCCATCGAGTAAATTAGAATCTGCTGCTTTACCTGTTATAGATAACTTACCATCTAATGCAGTTTGTAGACCATCTACATTACTAATAATATGGTTATGGGAATCGTCAGCAACCACAATAGCATTGTAAGTACCAGATACATCTCCACCGAATTGAGTAGTAGTTGATAACTTACTATCCAAAGCAGTTTGTAGACCGTCTACATTACTGATGATGTGATTGTGGGAATCATCAGCAACTACGATGGCATTATAAGTTCCTGATACATCTCCACCAAATGTAGTTGATGTATTGAGGTAATAAGCACCTTGCTGTCCATCAAGTAAATCTGCATCTAAACCAGATCCAGCGCCATCGTTACCAGCGTTCCAAACAACATTTCCTGCGATAGTTACATTATTTACTCCACTACCCGTAACATTAATACCGCCAGTTGTTGCGCCACCACCAAAGATTCTTGTAATTCCACTATTTCCATTTCCATATCCAAGATACATTCCATCTGCCCAACTGCCACTAGAATTTGTATTTCTAATTACTCGCATTGCAGCATAATTATCATTTGTCGCCAAATCAATAGCATTAGTTGCACCAGACAAAGCACCAGTCAGTGTGCCAGTAAAAGTATCAGCAGCATCAGACCTTAAGAAACTTGTGGAATCAATTCCATCGAGTAAATTAGAATCTGCTGCTTTACCTGTTATAGATAACTTGCCATCTAATGCTGTTTGAAGACCGTCTACGTTACTAATAATATGGTTGTGGGAATCGTCAGCAACTACAATTGCATTATAAGTTCCAGAAACATCACCACCAAATGTAGTTGATGTAGTTAGTGCTGTAGATGCTGGTTGATAATAAGAACCTTCTTGACCATCAAGCAAATCAGCATCTAGACCACTACCGACACCATCGACAGTTTTAATGGCAGTAAGAATTTCAGATGCAGTTTGATCTGCAGTTGCACCAGATTCAATGCCATCTAGTTTAGCACCATCAGCAGATAAATCACGACCATCTACAGTTTGAGTACCAGAAAATGTAATGTTACCTGTCATCTGACCACCAGACAACGACAACTTTCCATCTAAAGCAGTTTGAAGTCCATCTACATTACTAATAATATGGTTATGAGAATCATCAGCAACTACAATGGCATTATAAGTTCCAGATACATCTCCACCAAATGTAGTGGAAGTGTTTAAGTAATACGAACCTTCTTGACCATCTAAGGTATCAGCATCTAAACCGTTTCCAGATCCTTCATCTGCAGTTGTTAACAGTCTATTTGCATTGTAATATGGTGCTTTATTAAATACCCACTTATCTCCGCTAGAAGCATAAGTTAATGTAGCACTTGCTCCATCAATAGTAATTCCGCCCCCATCTGCAGCTGCCGCATTAGCAGCACCAGAAGCAAGTACTACATTTTTATCGTCGATGGTAACTGTAGTTGAATTTACAGTTGTAGTTGTTCCATCAATTTGAAGATCACCTTTAATTACAACAAGACCAGTATTGTCTCCAACTGCTGCTGGATCAATAGTTAATGTTGCTGGTCCACTGATGGTATCTGTTGAGACATTAATGCCAGTACCAGAAGCACCTGTGGAAAGTATAGTTGCTAATGCAGTTCCATTTACTTCAAGTTTCTGAGTTGGAGATGTGGTGTTTATACCAACATTACCCGCAAAATAGTTAGTAGAATCTGACCAACCAGAATAAATACCATAATTGTTTGTAATAGTAAGTCCAGTTGAATTACTTGGTGCAGTTAATTTTAATCCATAGTAGTTTGTGATTGTTGCGTTTAATGTTCCTGCTGATCCGCCTGTTCCCCAGAATGAACTAGTTTCAAATGCTGAATAATTAGTGATGTTATAGTTATGTGTTCCAGCATAAAAGTTACGGAACGATATGTTTATAAGTTTGCCTCTGGCATTTGTAATATTAATCGTGTCAGTTCCAGTTACAGACTGACCTATAAAAAGAAAATCTTCTGAATTTGCAGTAGTAACTGTTTGTGTGCCGCCTTCGGGTGGTGATAATGTTAACCTTTGTGCGTTAAGAGAACTTGATGTTCTTCCATTTGCATTAATACCCGAGTAGACAAAATTATCGTCTATGCTTACATATTGCTTACACGTATTTAAGTCAGTCCAATTAAAATTTTGGGTTATACCAGCAAAATATAATCTTTCAATATCTGAAGTATTTCCTGCACTTTTTGTGAGAGTATTTGTAATTCCTGATACAAAATTAAACCCACCTGGAGTTGAAGCATCTATTGTTTGAGATGTTCCCATCTCAATATTTTGATTAAATGCAGCAGCAACATTAAAACTGGCAGTTGTTGGATATATTTTACTTTCAGTACTAGTTACTGACAATCCACCAACAACATTTAATACGCTGTCTGGTAATTTATCAGTCTTACTTTTAATGCCGACATCAAAAGTTCTTACTCTATTCGAAAGATATTTTGTCATTTTAGTTAAGTGTTTCTAAGATAGAGATTACGGCTTTTAGATCTGTACTATCACTCCCAGATAATACTAGTTGATCTCCAGTCTCCAAAAATAATTTACCATCAATCAAATTTGTAGCATCATTTGGCGGAATTGGAAACCCACTTACAATTTCAGTGTCAGTTCCACTTCTTCTATGTTTTAAAGTTATTGTTCTTAATGTAGACGTGCTAATGTTTGAAATATTCACATACAATACAACTCCAGTATATGCTACGGGTGCTGTGTAAATAACTGTGTCTGATGTATTTACTGTGGGTGTTACCGTCTGGTAAATATTAATTTTTAATGCCATGGGTTATCCTCCTAGTGCAATAATATATGGCGTTACTTGAGCTAACAAACTTTGCGAATAAGATTGTCCAGAAACTGTACCAGTTGCCTGATCAATGGAAACCCCATCACCAATATTAAAATTACCAGATTCGTTTGTACTAGTATATATTACTAGTCCACCATCCTTACTTACGGCTTCATTTCCTGGTATTGGAATTCCTCCAGTTTGAGGTAAAGCAGTATTGATAGAAGTGCCAGAACCAATATATTGGAACGATTGACCACTTGCAAGTAATCTACTTTGCTTGAAAAAATATCCAACACTACCAGTAGTTAATGCAATAGGAACTTCATTTGAAAATGTTACATCATATTCATCAGTTGCCACTTCAAATGCAGATTCGACTATAAAATATGATGGTTTCAATACAGCAGTTGCAGTAGCAGTAGTTCCAGAAGATGGAGCACTAATCGTTATTGTTGGTGGAGTGACACCATAACCTCTACCCGACGAAGTAACTTCTATTGAAGTTATTATTCCAGTGCTTGATATATTAGCAACGGCTTGTGCAGTAATTCCCCAACTCTCTGGAGAATTTGTAATAGTAATATTTGGTGGATTGTTTGAATCATATCCACTCCCGCTATTAGTAACTACAAATTTATCTACTTCATAATATAAACTATCAAAATACACAACTTGCCCTGCATAAGGTCTCAAAATATTTATTTCTGCTGTTCCACCTGAAACATAAGTGTGAGCAATGGTAGATGTTCCTACATTGACCGTAAACTGAGTTGCAGAAGGAGTGCTTAATACCCTGAAGACATATCCGTAGTTACCAGATGGAAATACACCTGTTCCACTAGGAGAAGTGCAGCTAAATGTTAAATTCTGAAGTTTGACATCCATCCCAACCTGGAATCCATGTGCGTTAGAAGTTGTTACAGTTAAAACTCCAGTTGTGTTTACATAAGTAGCAGCACTAACAGTTTTTTGAGGTGTTGATATATCAACTCTTACTGTATCTGCACCAGCAGTTGTTGTCGCAGACACAGAACCCGTATATTTTAAACTACTTACGCCATCTGCAAGCAGTCCAAAATTACCAAAAGAAGAGTTAGAATTTGTTAGATCACATCCACCACCAGATAAGCATTCTACTGATTTATGATTACATATAGTATATAATGAAACTAACTGGGCATATCCTTCATTTGAAATTTTTGCTCCAGTTCCATTTGAATTAAATTGTGTATAAGAATCAACAACCATAGACTTAATATCACCAATAGCATTGGCGCCATTTATATCAAGACCAATACTATCAGTAATAAAATTGGTACAATTCTGAATATATGGAGATTGATTAATAAATGGAGGATCTGAAGGATCAAATGCTACTGTTGCTCCTGTACTTGAAGACGAAGAGTTGAAAGACAAATCAGAAATATAACAACCGTTATTTACATAAAATATATCTGTATTTAAATTTTGAGGAATTACAGTAACTTCTCTCAGGGATGTTCCAACAATAGAAGTTTGTGCTGGCATTACCAAAGGATTGTTTTCTGTATATTCTCCTGGTTGAACTTTGATAACAGTTCCTGCAGTAGCTGCTGCAAGTGCTGACTTAATTGTTAGTTTTGGATCTCTCAAAGAATTGCCATCATTACTATCACTTCCATCTTTACTAACATATAAAATATTAGTTTCAGTGATTGATGGTACTGCTGACCATTCTATAGTCCTTACGCCACTTACATCTTTACTTATAAGAACTTGATTATTAGTTCCACCACCACCAGTATTATCTAATAATGCACCATCAAACCGAATACTACCAGAGGTATCAATTGTATGATCTGCTGAAATAGTTCTGTTTATTGATGTATGCACATATTGAGCATGATCGTCATCCGCAAGACCAGATAGAACTCCGTGATCAGTAATGACCACTTCTCTGCCGCCTATAAGAGCAGTAAAATTAGATGTTCTTAAATCTTCATATTCAACTAATCTTGTTTTTCTCGCATTGGTATAACTATCACTTGTTTGGTAAATAAGTTTATATAATACTCTTAAATCTCTAATTGGTGTTTGATCTGGTTCTATAAAGTTACCAAAATCATATGCTTGGAAAGATGCTGCCTTTGCTTCAGCAAAAGTTGCATATTCATCTTGACCCAGTAATGAAATAATAGGATTATTAGGATCTGATGTCGCAACAATATACATCACACCATAATAATTATTAGTTATTTCTGTTGTTGACCAAGTTCCAGTTACTGATGAGTTATATACCATCCTCCCATTAGTAACATTTTTAATTGGAAATGTAGTTGCAGTATCAATTACCCAAGGACCATCTGTTGTTGGTGTCGTTCCTGTGTCTTGTCCAGATCTATACATAACGGGAATAGATCCTGGATTATTAATATCTCCAAGAGATTGCTCAAACGGATTTGCTGGAGTTGCATCCGCAACAATAGTAATTTCTAGGTCTTCATTGAAAAAAGTTCCACCTGCCATTCCAATTTGAGCATGTTGATCTAGAGATCCATTCTGATCTTCAAAATCATAAAGGATATTAAATCCTTTATATACAACAGCTCCTCTAGTTTTATGAAGATACTCGTGAGTTGCCCAATCTAAAACAATTCCATGTCTCGTATCATATACAAATGGTGCAACACTAGTCAATGCATTCCAAAATAATATCGCTACTGGAGTTTCACTCTCCCATACAACATCGGTTGCTGATGATTTATTTTGAAGAACTCCGTCTTGATCAAAATAGATATAATATAATCCAGTGGTGTTTGGAATTGTAGTGGTTTGTGCAGAGGTGAAAGCAAACCGAATACTTTTGCACCAGACATCAAATCTAGTTGCTACTGGGGCAATACTGAATACCCTAGTAGCATTGCTAAATGAAATAGTACTTTGAGTGCGATCTTGATGACCGTTAGGTTCTCCTGTTTCGTGAAATGCTGTGGTATCTACAACGCGCTCTGTACCATTCTGATCTCTTTTGAGAAAGAGTTTTCCATCATGTGTATTGATGGCAACTTCTCCCAAATCTATCTGGTTTGTAGTTGGGATATTGCCAGAAGTTGCTGAACGCCTAAGGCGAATTCTTGGTGCTGCCATTAGTATTACCTATGTAGGTTAGAATTCATTACCATCCACATCTGTATCTACAGATTTTTTGCGTGGAGATGGTTTTGATTGAGATTGCTTCGAAGAAATCGATTGACTCTCAAGTTCCGAAACTTTATATAAAGCCTCTGTCAAAAGTTTATCATATATTCGTAACTTTGATTTCATAGCAAGTAGTTGACTTTGTAATGACTGACATTCCTCAGTCATTACTTCCACCAAAGTTGCATAATCTACTTGAATATTATTCATAATATAAGACTAATTTAAAAATTATTTATCAGAAAACTCCACCGTCAATTACGACATTGTGAATATATCTCTCTGCAACAGCATCCGAAACACCAAATTCGGTATTAGCATCACCTGCGGTAAAGTAACGAATTACACTTTCATTAGTTCCTGCGGCGTCTGTGATGTTTAGTTGTTTTGCTAGGAATGTGACAGGTGTAATTGTTCCAGCAGTAGTAGATGCACTGGTTTCAGTAGTTAAACCAGTAACAAACACATCATTATCTTCATCGAAACCAATAAAAACATTATCGCCTGTAGTTCCACGCTCGATAATTAGACCAGAATCTTCCGTAGCACCAGCAGATGTGGCACCAGTTGCTAAACCTAGTAATCTATCTGATACATTAGTGTTCGTCGTATTGATGTTGGTAATTGTTTGTGTTCCTTGAACAGTTAGATTACCAAAAATTGTAACAGTAGTTTGATCTGGTTCTGATGCAGAACCAATATTAACAGCAGTTGTGCTATCAGCAGCACCACTAGTAGCAATATTAACTGTTTTGGTAGTACCAGTAGCGGTTGCACCAGTTGCAATGTTTACCGTAGTTGCACCCGTACCATCATTACCAAGATTTAGTGTTGCCGAAGCACCACCAATATTTACAGTACCAGTTGAAGTATCATACAATGCAGCAGTATTGCCAGTGTTATCTGGATCAGCAACGATGTTTCCACCTTCTACTGCAAGATCTCCACCAATTGTGGTATTCTTTGATACTGCAAGACCACCAGCAAGTTGGATTGCACCAGTAGCTAAATTACCAAGAGTGTTATCTGCTGTATTACCATTAGTGATTGTTCCATCTACAATTAGATTTGTAGTAACATCAAGAGAACCACCAATACTTACATTCTTTGCAACACCAAGACCACCATCCATCTGGACAGCACCAGATGTTACAGTGCCAAGAGTGTTATCATCTGTTCCTAAGAATTCAGTTGTTCCCGCAAAAGCAGATCCAATAGTGACATTTGTTGTGCTTCCTGTAACACCATTAGTACCAATATTAATTGTATTGGTACTAGCACTAGCGGTTGCACCATCAGCAATATTGGTTGTTGAACTTGCAGCACCATCATATGCAATATTTGATGTGGTTGCAGCACCAAATAAGTTTGCAGTACCCGTTGAAGTATCAAATAGTGCAACAGCATTGCCTAAGTTATTTGGATCAGCAACGATGTCTCCACCTTCAACTGCAAGATCTGCACCAATCGTTACATTACCAGCAACAGAAGCACCACCATCAACAACAAGAGCACCATTTAAAGTGCCAAGAGTATTTGCAGTAGTACCGTTAATATTGGTTACGCTTGTATTAGCAGTAGAACCAATTTCAATTGTAGTTGCAGCACCAGCAAAGTTCAGTGTAGTAGCAACAGTATTATAAAGATTTTGTGTAGTAGCAGAACCAACAACGATTGGTGAGTTGATTGTTGTCGTGCCATCGTCAGAACCAATATTGATATTGGTAGTGCTACCTGCGGCAGAACCAGTACCAACATTTACTTCTTTAGTATTACCTGAAGCAGTGGGTTCTGTTGCAAAATTAGTTGTAACCGAAGCAGTATCAGTAGAACCAGTACCAGAAAAATATCCAGTAGATGCTACATATTCACCAACAATTTTAAGGCTGGAAATAGTTCCACCAGAATTGCCATCTTTATCTGGTAAGAAAGTTAATTGCCCTTCAGTGTAAAAATTTTCCGATGCTCCTGGCGAAGCGTTGTTATTTAAAACAAAAGTCGGATAATATACATCAGCAGTAGCATCAGTATCTTCTGGTGCTTGTTGAACAACTAATGTTGAAGATGCAACTTGCTCTGCAAAACTTAACTGGGACGTTGCTTGATCATATTCAAGAATATAGCTTCCTGCAGCTGCTGGAGCACCAACAGGAAGAAACATAGTATAACTATTTGTAGCAGCACCTTGAACTGGGGCTTGAATAGTAATTGTTTCTGCTGTACCAGTTGGTCCGCCTTCTTCAAATACTATTTTTGCTCCAGCACTAACCCCAGCATTATCTGCTGGAATTTGATCAACTAAGAAACTATCAACTCTTGCAGTGTAAGAAGATCCACCAATATGAACGAACGCGCTTCCGCCATCCGCAATGTAAAAATCTCCAGTTCCAGTTCCTTCTGTTGTAGGAACACTGCCGTCTGTATCAGCAAAAAATGGTTCACCAACAAGAGCAGGTGACGTTGCAAATAATGCTACGTCTTCTGGGTTGCTTGTTCCTCTACGTAATCTTAAACGTGGTGCTGCCATGTTATTTCTACCTTAGTTATATTGATATTTATATTCTAAAATGTTCCATAATCAATGTAATTATCAGCAGGATCTACTGGTTGTCCTAAAGAACTATCTGCTCTATCAACAACAACAAATGGAGGAACATATTCATGCTTACCTTTTGAGGCATTCCATATTAATACATACCCTTCTTGTCTGTTGGAAGGATCAACATCTTGAAGGTCGGAAACTTTTCCTGATATATCAGCCTTAAGCAAATTTACATCTACTAATTTTCTCGTAGCTGCTCTTGGTAATCCAACTTGAATATTGGATGAATTTTCTAAAGTTATTTGATATTTATATGATGAGCTCATAGAACTGATCCTTTAACTGTTATTATTCCTTCTACAACTTTTTCAATTTGAGTTAATGCAGGATTTAATACTCTTATATTATATACATATCTACCCTCGGGAATATCTTGTGTTTTTGTAACCAGAGATCCACCAGAGGCAGGAATACTGAGTTTTATTAATCCTTCATCTGGAATTATCACTTGTGGATTTAAATCATACTGTGTATCTTTATTTGTGTAGTTCTTTGCCATTTTGGCTTCTACATTAAATTGATTCAAGTTAATAAAATTTCCCGAAGCATCTCTTAAATTAAAAATTACTTCAAAACTATCTCCTTTCTCCATTACTAAGTTTAATGGTATTGCTGCCATGTCTTATATCCTCCCCTACATTATATTTATAAAAGAGCATAAAAAATGCCCCTTTCGGGGCATCTGATCATTCTTCTACTGGACTATTCTCTTTAATTTCTTCTGGAGATGGTTCTCCTGTTGCTGGTTTATCCTCTAGAAGATTTAAAGTTTCAATACCACCAACTAATTTGGTTCTATATTCTCTTGCTTTTAGTAAATTAATTTCCAACTCTTCAATTTGCTTTTCTGCTTGTGAAAGTTGATCTTCGAAATTTTTTCTAAGTGCTTCAATTTCCATTTTTGTTATATAGAATGACAATGCATTATTATTTATACTTTAAAATACAGTGAATATTCTGGTAATTTTTGTCGTAGTATCCGAAACAAGTCCCGTAAAAGTTACTCTCACATCTACGTTATTTCCATTTGCAATAAAGTTAATAGCAGATACAGGATTTACTCCTATAGACACAGAATTTAATAATTGCGAGTTTACTGTTGTCGCAGGAACAGTTCCTGTTCCATCATGAACTACTAAGTATTCTGCAAAATACACATCGTTTCCTGGTCTAATGACAGTATCATCAACAACTTCAATAATAAGTTTTAAAGATCTGTATGTGAGACTATCAAAACTAGATACTACAACTGGAGCACCGTTATTATCTACAAAAACTTCTGCATCTATAAAAGTTCCAGTACCAAGATTAATACCAGATATTTCATTAGTACCAGTCAGAACATTGTAGACATCCTCACCAATTTCATTAATTTTCTGCCTCTGAATTTCAAATGTATCTGTTTTAGCTACGATTTTCTGTGTTGCCATTTCTTATTAGTTCCTTCAAGAGGTTTTTTATTTCGGACATTTCCGCCTTCAAATTATTTATGTCTTCCATGGCATTGTTAAATGTTTCAGCAAATTTTCTCTTTGATGGTGTTTGTGTATTGACAATAGCACCTGTTGAGGGGTCTCTATACAACCCCTCATAACCTTTTACTTTTATGTAATTATTCATTAGAAACCTGCTACAGCTCTTATGTCTTGAATTTTAGGCACATATGCTGGATCATTACTCTTCATTACAATCTTAATAGCAAAATTTGAAAATTCTGGCAAGTTAGAAACACTATACTTGAGATCTTGATAAGAAGATTGTTTTTCTACAACACCTGAGATTGTATTTTCTGGCGTGGCAATTACCAATGAATCTGGTTGTCCATTTCCATTAAAGTAAATCCAATCTAAATCTTCTAAAGATTCTTCACTTGATGCATTCTTGTATTTGTATAGAACTTCAATATCTGAAATGTCCTTACAGTTTGCAGTTAAATGTACATCAATAGCAACAGCTGGATTTGTAATTGATATTTCTTTTGTTACATACTTAGCAACAGAAGATCCATTCTTAGAAGTATTTTCTTCTACAAAATCAAATCCATTTGTGTAATCTACACTCTTAATTTCAAAGAACGCTTCTTCATCGTCTGGTTGATCTGGATACTTTATAATATCTCCTGTACGGAAAATATCCTTAATTTGATCTCCAATATCAGCATTTCTATTATATAAAATATTGTCTGCTATTGCACCAGTAAAGTCATCATTAATTGGGTTTGCATCAACCTTCAGAGTTATTTGTTGTGTTTTGTTATTCCAAATAACTACACGACCAGTAATAATATTGTCGTAAGTTTGTGCTAAGTTGGATGGATTTCTAGCTACAATTACAGCAGAATCATTAATGTCTACAAACAATTGTGATGGGGGAGAATTGACAGTTACTGAAGTTAATGCAGTTTGATTGGAAAGAGTTACAGTTTCACCAACTTGGAATATAGAAGGTGTTTTTACTCTTACCCAAACAGTAGACTCATCAACTTTTGCAATAATACCAATTGCTTTTGAGTTTTCACCTTTTATAACTTGATCAGATTGTAGTGGAGCAGTTCCATTGCCAGTTAATGTAAACTGATATACAGGATAGAAAGTAAGAACTTGATCTCTTCTTCCAAATCTATCTTCTTTTCCTGAAGGTTTATCTACTCTATTTGAAATTGCTTTTACACTACAAGTAGATAGATCAATTACTGGAGATAAGTATGATACATCAGAAGAAAGAATCATCTTATATTCTAAAGATCTATTGACATTATTAAGTACTTCGTTAATCTCAGAAGCAATTACTTTTTGATTGCCAAAATAATGAGGTTCATTGAGGAAAGTTTTTTCGTATTCTGATTGTGAATATGATACATAATTTGTAGTATTCGAATCTACTGGCACTATGTTAGTAGTCTTAACCATTGTTTCAATTTTAGTATTAGCAAAATTCAAGTATCTGATTTGTGGATATAAAGTTTCGAATTTTCTATTGTAGGAAGCATATACTTTTTCACCACCACCAAAAGAATTTCCAGAAGATTTAATTGGAGAATAAATTGTATAAGTGTCTACTCCAGAATTCTTGACTTTAAACAGTGTGTTATTTAAAACATCTGCAGTAATTCCACCCGTAGCATCTGCTGTTCTGAAGAAAACATATGAATTTTCAGAGTCTTCAAAACCATGATCACGATGCTTGACTTTTACTATGTTATTGTTACTTCTGAATAGTTTTGCTGTTGCATTGGTACTTGCAGCTGCGTTAGTTTCAAAAGGATTTTTGTTGAGCAATTCATATCCGAGATTTTCATTTTTAAGTAAAATCTCAGCACTTCTATTCGTAACAAACTCTGCTCTGTATAGTTTGAATTTAATATCTTCAAAGTTATCTTCTGTCCAGTTATCTACATTCTGTGATCTATAAACAGAACCAAGAGATGGTTGTGTAGTAATAACAGTGCTGGTAGAAATATCAATCTCACCGAGTCTAGATGCCCATAGATCATAATCTACAGAATCTGTTTCAATAGCCATTGCATATTCTGTATTGTTTTGTAGATAAACTGGATGATCAAATTCAAAATAAGTAGGAACAGTTGATTGAGTAGTATTCTCATTATCAGTTGCTACTCCCATTCTTACAGCAGGAGTATCAATTTCCAAAACAGTTTCTAGAACACAACCACCAGAACCATTACCAATACCACGAATAACTACAGAAGGTGCTTCTGTATATCCAAATCCATTCAGAGCAATTTTTGCATTATAAATTTTTCCATCGGAAATATTTACACTTGCTGTTGCTATAGATCCACCTGGAAGTTGTGGACTTTCAATTGTAAGAACAGCTCCTGTGTAATTTTGACCAGTGCTAACAACTCTGATATCAGAAATTTTTCCACTATTTTTTGCAATGCTTAAAGTTAATTGCGTTCCATTTGCAACATTATAGGCATTCAGAGAATCAACAGAAAGGTCTTCATTTTGTGCAAATGATCTGCCATTATGATTTGATAAAACTAAAGTATAAACTTGCTCATTTGTAAGTGTGTAAATTCCTCTTGAAGAAGGAACTAAGTCAACTCCATTTTTATCAATAACTTTTTCAATAGGACCACTAGCAGCAGATGACGTTCCAGTTACAAATTCTCCCTTGGTAATACTTACATTGCCATTAGTAAAACACTTAAGTAAGGTATATGGAAGTAATGTTTTTTCCGATCCAGGAATAATATTTTTTCCTGGTTTGTCGGAATCTACATTAGTCAAATATACTTTTACTGGAATTACGTCGCTCTTCTTATTGAAGAAAAGGTCAACTCCAGTAGCAAACAATCCACCCTCATAATTTTCTATTTTAAATGTTTGCGCTAGTGGATTTGGTCTTATTGGGTTATCAGTATTACTTTCAATAAATTGAACACCTTCATTAGCTTTAAAGAATGATGGTTTTGTGGAAATAATTCCAGAAGGATTATCTGGCAAAATGCCAGTAGCATAATATTTTACTTCCGCATACGTATCTACAGTTAGTTTATTCTCATTTGTTGAACTAGAAGTAAATCTAAATGTCTTAACTCCAGTAGTAACTCTAACCTCTTCAGCTGAACTATCATAATCAATTGTGTCAACATCTCCAGTCCACAAAGCATTCTCTCTTGGAGGCAATCCAGCTGGAAGTAAAATAAGTCCACTTGCATTACCATTTTCATCTGTAACTACATCTCCATTAAATGCAGACAAAGAGTTTCCTGCGACACCTGTGAATCTAAGATCTGGGTTTACCCAACGAGAAACGTTTCTACCCTCTAAGAAAACAGAAACTTTTGTATTTGGTTTTAGTCTTCTTATAACAAATTTTACTGGTATACTTCTAGCAAAGAATTGTATAGCAGTAGAAACAGAATTGCCTCCAATTGATGTTGTCTGTATTCCTTTTCCTACTTCATTATTTTGTGGACTGATATTAGAAGAACTGGACACAGAAGCGCCAGCAACACTGGAAACTGAATTCTCTGTATTATTTTCTCCCAAAGAATTAATAGAATTAAAAGAGAGTTTTGCGCCAATAAAGTTAACGATATATGAATTGTGGATGCTAGAGAAACTTTCCTTTACATCATCTTTTGCGAGGAAGACTTTATATACATCGGTATTTGTATCTACAATAATTGGTTCAGTAGTATCATCATACCACTGATCAATGCTAGGTTTGATTTCTGCATCTCCAACATATTGAAGGACAACAAATGGATTTGGGTTTAATGTCTTAGAAGCAAAATCATTTCCAATAACTTCTAAATTTGTGAATGGTAGAGTAACAATATCTCCAGATCTCTTATATCCAGAAATAACTCTTTGATCTTCTCTTTGATTGACTTCTTTTAGCGCAAAAGAATTTTCTTTAGATTGCGGACGAAGAACAGATTGCTGAGTATCAATAGCGCACTGATAGTCGAGAGATTTTAAATTACCAGTTTTGTGAGATTCAAAGTTATCTACAAAGAATCCACTCTTAAATCTATCAAATCCAATATCATCCTTAACTTGCATATTAAGAGCTTGCTGCTCTAGAATACTGAGAGTAGTGTAATACTCAAGACGTTCGATACGTTTTTCAAGTTTACCAATATCCCTCATTGTGTAACGACGATTATCTACATTAGTAATCCTTACATTCTTACTCGATTGTGTAAATGCAGGAATATACGCATAGAATAGAGGAATAGAATCTTCAATAGCGTCTGGTTTTGTTGGGTTTAGTGAAGAATTTCCTTCTTTAATAATAAACTCACCTTTATTGGTAAGGAAAATACCATCAATTCTATCTAAATATTGAACCTGATTAAAAGAAATTGAATACTCTAAGTTTGAATCTGATGCAGGTGAATTTGCAATAATTGCTCCAGGACCAGAGAAATTGCCAGAAGTTTGTGCCAGAGAAGTTGCGTCTTGGAATCCAGCAATAATTTTGTTGTTATCTACTTTTGGTCTGAAATCAATAACATTTTTCAAATTAACAATTCCATGAACAGAAGAATTGAATGTTGGAATCTCGTCTTCTGTAACACCTGCTTCGTGCAGATAACTATCAATTACACAGAAATCTCCTTGAGACTGTTCAAAATAATCAAAGGCGATAACTAATTGACCAGAAGTTGGTTCAAATCCAGGCTTTAATACAATTCTAGAAACATCGTAAATAGTATCTCTTTGACCATTATCAAAAGTAAACCTATCTGTAACATCTGTTCCTGAAATTAAGTTACCAGCAGTATCCACATCTGGTGCAGCCGCTGTAGTTCCTTCATAAACATATCTTAACTTATATGCATCAGAGTAAGAAACAAGTTCAATAACTTCGCTATCATAATCTTGACCTCTAAATGGAACTACTCTATCACCAGACGAAGTAACTAGAATCCTCTTATTTTTAATAGAAGTCTTCAATCTTGGTTTTGCATTAGCTACTTCTAGAGTAGCTGTAAGTTTTAATTTGGGGAAAGATCCGTTAAGTGCTATATTACCAAAATAATCTGATGGGAACTCTAAACTAATAGATCCAGATGTCAATCCGCTAGATGTGTCTGTAGAAGAAGAAATATTGACATTCTCGGAAGAAATATAAATAATATCTCCAACTGAGATATTTGTAGCATCTCCAGGATCTAATACAGTAATAACATAACTTTCTTCAGAGAAAGAAACGAATCTCTGTGTTCCAAATTCAAGTTGAGCGGCAAATGTAATATATCCTCCAGAACTAGAAGCAGTAGTGACAAAATCTCTTCTGAAGAAATACTTAATCTTAGTATCTTCAGTGCTAGCAGAAATTTTTTGAATCTGCTTACTTCCTGTTGGGAATATTAAACTACCAGAATTTGGATTATCTATTCTGGGGCGTAATCTAACGATACTAGTATTAACGACATCATTTGGCAAAGGATTATCTAGATATACTCTGGTCTTGAAAGAACCCTCTCTTTCAGTTGCATATTGTACAATAGATCTTACGAGATTATTCTGTTCGTCAGTGAACTGTACAATATCTCCTTGTTGTAAGAGAGGTGTTGCGTCTGCATTAAAACTAGTAGACTCAATAAATTTATATCCTTTAGATCCAAAGAAACTAAATTCTGTTATTGATTTAATCTCTGCAAATTGCTGATCTTCTACTACAACATCAGCAGTAAATTTGTTTGCATTTCCAGATCCATATCTAGAACTCATAGACTTAACATTCTGTGGACCATAAGTAATCACAGAATTTCTGAATAGAACGGGAATAATATTCGCAGCGTCAGCTGACCCTCCACTTGGATCTAAAACACCAACTGTGGGTGGTTGGGAATATTCTTGCCTAAATTGTACTCTGTTTTCAATAGATGCTCTGTAAATTGCTCCTGTATTTGTCTTAGAAAGATTTACAACAGAAGAATCATAACTAACACCATTAATTAGGATGCTCGAAAGATTGTCATAACCTGTTCCTCTCTTTTGTACAATAAAATGAGAAATAGTATTATCAGTTGCAATTTTTGCAGTGTTGCTTAACTCATCTCGAATAGTTTCTCCAGAAACAAATCTACCAGACAAAGTTTTTACAAACAAAATATTATTTGTTGAGTATACTCCAGTTCCAGAACCTTCAATTACTCCATACGCACCACTATTCAATCCAAAAACATATTTGCCAGCTTCAAATCCATCAATAGGATCAGCTTCTAAAAGAATTCTTGTGTAGAACTCTGGATCGAAATATGATAATCCATAAACAGAGTTATAAGATGGTGTTCCATCACCAAGTCTTCCTCTTGAAAGAACAATATCAGTATCTTGATTGAAACCAGCACCCCTCTTTTTCAAGAAGAAATTATTTGGTTTTGCACGTCCTATAATAGGAGTAATTGTATCACTGTAATCAACAATAACACCAAACTCATTACTATCTGTATTTGCATCAACTTGAGATGTGAATATTTTTCTTCTAAAACCAGCATCTCCCAAATCAAACTCTTTAAAAATTAATTCAAGTTCATCTTTTGGACCAACAACTGTAACTTCGATGTAATCCCCAGAAGAAGAAATAAGTGGTCTTTGTCCAATAGAATATGATAGAGCTCTTACAGTTCCTGTTGAACTTGGAATATTACCTGATCCTCTGGACTTGATATAATAGAGAGTTCCTAAAATAGATTCAAACGTCCCATCTGTAATAGACTGAATAGGATTTGTTGAACTAGTTACGTTAATAGTAATAGTTTTTATTCCTTCATTTATATCAAAAACTTTACCTCTTCCGCTGAGAGTTTGCTTATAGAAAGTAGCAGTCTCTGTATTGTTAAGACCTACAGATCCATCACTAAAAACAGAATTTAAATATACAAAGGGATATGCAGTTAAGTCAGATCCTTCTTTATTCAAAGGAACACTACCATATACATTAAACACATTATATGTTGGTAGACCTTTTGTTTTTAAATTGATATTGTTACTAGCAAGACTTTCTCTTGCTTTGTTTAACTCTAGATATTTTGTTTCTTTATTGACAATTTCGTATCCTTTAATATAGGCTTTTCCAGGACCTATACTTGCAATCATTTTTCTTGACGCTTCCCCAGCAGTCAAACCATTATAATTTCCATTGCTGTCTGCTGCATATACACCTCTGTTGCCATCTTTCTGTGCATACTCTCTGATATCAATAGAAAAATTATCAACAACATAATCTCCACTTTCATCAAACGTTCTTCTAGCAAGTGTTTGCTCTAAAAGATTGTAATCTGTTGGAGTAATTTTTTTCTGAATTGATCCTTTACTGACAGTAATTAACTGAATAAAATTCTTATCAGTAATTTCCTTTAAACCAAACTTTTTAAGATTTAAAGAAATTTTTAGTCTATGGGCTCCAGGAGCAGTAAAGTTTGAACTGCCAATAGAATTATCATATAAAGAAGAATCTTGTTCTGGAGTAATGATATCTTCTTTAATCGTAAATCCTACCTTTGCAGATGGGCGATCATAATAAGAATCAATTATCAATAGTTGATCATCATTTCTTACAAAAAATCCATTAATAAAGTAAATACCTTCCTTAACTTGAACAGCTGAAGCATAACCTGTAGCTGGACTATCTAAGTTAGAAATATCTCCTGTATCTGGATCTTCTACTCTAATAGAAGTTGGCAAAACGCTACCATCTGTACCAACAACCATCAGTGGAGTGTTAACTCCATCGATTACTTCTAAAGTTTCTCCTTGTCTAAATTTTTCTTCTGTGTTAGAATCACCACTGTTTAGATAATTCACATAAAGAGTATCAGAAGAAGAATCAGTTGCATTTGCCGTTGTCAATACCGTAGCTAATACACCAGAACTTAAACCTCTTAGTTGAGTTCCTACTAGTTGAGAAATATCATATTTTTTATATACAATGCCAGTGCCATCATTTATGGCAACCTCAGAGACAGAAGATAACTTTACATAGTCTAATCTAGTGTTTAGACTAACTTCACCAGGAATTACTAATTCTCCCTGCTTGAAAGCAAATTTCCCAAAACTTTCAACTTGATTCTGAAGAATCGATTGAAGCTGTGTTAATTCTCTACCTTGAATAGAGTACCCAGGACGGAATAGAATCTTATAAAAATTCTTATTCGCGTCAAAGTCCTCATAATAAGGATTTACATTAAGGTTAGTCTTCTGAGGCATCGTACTCCGCCAAATACTAGTATCTAGTCTCTAGTATTTAGTAGAGATAAAAAAAATCCCCCGATTTCTCGGGGGACTTTAGAATGTTTATTTTAAATCAGAACTCGATGACTAGTTTGATATCTTCGATCTGATCTGCAGCGCGAGTAATAAGACGGCGGTTCTCGATGTAAATAAACTCCCCAGAGTTATTTTCAATTTCAGAACCAGCAATACCACTTGCAAATGTTACACCCAAAATAGTATCGGAATTTCCAGTGTCAATTGTTCCTTGTGCAGACGATAGAACACCAGTGATGTTATTTCCTCCACCAAAGTCTCTTACAACACCCGCATCTGTGTGAGTTTCTACAGTTTGGATATACTTAAGAACTCCATCGCCAGTTCTTGGAGATGCTTCTGGATCATCAAGTGTCCAGGAAACAACAGTTGCAAATGCAGTACCACCTGCAACAGTCTGACTAATTCTTTCATCTGGAATATAATCAGCAGTAGATCCACTTATTTTCACTGCTTTCAGACCACTAGCACTTTGTGATACAAGTGGATTAGTTGTTCCTGCTGCAATAGGATCTTTTAGAATTCCAATTCTGCGGAAGTCATTATCAACAGGGAAGTCTCCGTCTCCTTCTGCGTATGTCAGGCGAATATTTGTCATGACACGCTTTGCATTAAGCTCTTGCTCAAAATCTGCTCCATGACCACCCTGAGGAGGTAGAATTGCTTCTAGCGAAGCATTACCAGTATGTGCTGGTGCTGCAGCAGTCAATCCTACATCATTGAATAGATTACCACTGGTAACATCAATATTAACATAAGTGTAATCTTGACCTCTCTGAGCAACTGCTGCTTTGGTGATAGATCCACCAGCGTTAGTCCAAATTTCTACAACACCACCAGTTCCATCTCCTTTTAGTTCTGCATAGAGTGGGTTTCCAGATCCTCTGTTAGCTGGGAGACCTGATCCTGCATCCTCGATGAAAACAACGTCAATTCTATCTGGTTGAGCAGCTGCAGCAGCTTCAGTTGCTACTCTGGATGAATTGGATGGAAGTACAATTGGCATAAAGTCTGAAGATAAGAACTTCAGAACATCATCGGTTTGAATAGTGTACATATACTTCCAGATATAACCAGCACCCGTGGTTTCTGTATAAAGTTGTGCTGCAGCGTCCCATCCTGGTCCACCTATGATTGGTTCTTCTGTTGCTGCAGCACCACCAGGAGTCAAGTCTTCGCCATTATAGAGGCACTTAAATACCTCATATTGGGAATTCATTACATAGAACTTAGCATTAGAAATATTGTCTTGACCAGTCGCAGTTTCTTTTCCTACAATACTGCCAGATCCAGGAGTTGCTGAATAATCTGGCTTCCACATGTCATACTTAGGATTAGCAACAACATCCCAGTTATATCTACGAATTACTGCTCTTGCATATGGTGTTGTAATGCGCTTTGCTGCGATAATTTCGTCATAGATAGACTTCTTCTCTTTTAGGTTATCTAGAGGTAGAGGAGGAATCTCTTCTGTCGCATAGCGATAAACTCCAGTCTTTGCTGTAGCACCACTAATTGATCCAGTCAAGGTTGAACCAGATGGAGGAACTGATTGTGTGCTTGGGAAAACATCATAAAGGATGAGAGCATTCTCTGCAACTTGTCTGACTTTAGCAATAAAAGTACCACCTACAGTGACTTGTTCATCAACTTGAAAAGGAGTAGCACTCTTATTATAAATCTCTAAATATGCATCCCAACGTTGAGGTCTTCCAACAAAGAAATACATTCTGGATCTTTCTTCGCCTGGATTTACAACAAGATTTCCGTTACTGTCATAGACATCATCTCCGAGAGATGTCAGGAATTGTTTCGCATTAAAAATTCTAAATTTATCAGAGATGATAGCAGCCATGGGTTTATATTTCCGACGTTAATTTATGCCTGAGTTATTTATATTTATACCGATATTTATGAAATTGAAAATGGTATCAAATCATCATTCGTTGCAATCAAATTAGGACCTCTGAACAAGGTACAACCAGTAAAGCTAGTTGCTGTAATTCCTGTGTATTGAATTACAGATCCACTGCTAGTAAATAAGTATCCTTCTGAAGGGAAATTGGTTGTATTTTCTGCTAAAACAGTGGAAGGGATAGTTCCATTTGAAGTTGTCTTAGTTACTGGATTTTGAATAGAAACATTTGCTAGATTAAAATATTGACCTAAGAATGTGAAGCTAGACTGTGGTCTTTCTTCAAAATCAATAATTCTGAGTGTTGGGAAGTATGTATCTACCTCTCCAATACTAATACTAGATACATCAGTAAAACCTCCATCGAGAATCTGGTTAAAGTTTCCAATACCAGGACCAACATTTCCACGTAGATATGAGAAGTTAAGTTGATATGCGAGAGAAGAATTATTTAAAACAAATACTTCAGAACCATCTCTTCTTTCAACTCCATATATTTCTAACAAGTCAACTAAATTTGTGTCTCTTTGGAGTAGAGGATCTTCAATCAAAATTTCATTAGCATATCCATCTGATATACCAGATGGAGGAGGAGTGATGACAATTTCTGTAGTTGTTTTTTCATCGAAAGTATTTTTAGATACAATCTGATATTGATAGAAGATTTCTACTTCTGTTTTTTGTACATCTACTTTCTGACTTGTTAGACCTGAAGTGGATTCAATACCAGCAATACCAGCATATGTTACTGTAATTGGACGTGGAATCTGACGTAAGAAAGTTCCAGATGGCCAGAACTGAGGAGAAGTATTATCTTCTCCTCTTTGTACATTTAAGAAACGATCGCTCAGTTTGGCAGTGTAAAATACAATTTCATCTCCAATCAGTAGGTAACCATATGGTTCAAATTTACTAGTATCAGCAACATAAACAATATTTTCGTCTGGATCCAAATCAATATCTAAATATGCACCATTATAATGATAATTTAGATCTGTTATTATATTGTTTGGAAGTAGATACTGTGTTGATGTTGTCAATACTGGTCTAGTTGATACAATACTCTCGCTTTGGATAATTTTTTCTATAAACTTAACATATGGGGATTCGTCAACAGTATCAATCATATCCATATCAACTACATCTTCTTCATATGTTTCATATGGTCTAATTATTTCTAGATGCTCTTTCTTTAAATTTTTTCCAGAGTTTTCAACTAACTGTATTTCTGCAGTCAAGATTTTTTCTGTGTTTTTAATACTGTTTAAAACAACAGAGAATCTTAGATTTTGCACATAACTAAAAGTCTCTGCCGTTTGTGTAGTAGTAGAGATATTCAACATAGAAACAGATTCAGCATCTGGATTGACGCCAACTGTAATTAATGAAACACCAATTTCCCTTTCTGATAAAATTTGATATCTTCTACCCACTTCAATTCGTGGAGCTTCTGTATATCCAGAACCTTTATCGGTCAAATCTACACTAACAACTTGTCCATTGCTGACAAGAACCGTGCCTCTAGCACCTCCTCCGTCTCCATTAGTAGGAACAAAATTTAATACTGGTGGAGTATAATATTGATATGCAGTAGGTTGTGTAAGAGGATCAAAACTACGTTGATTCCACTCAAGTCTATCAACTCTTCCAGTTAAATTTCCGTTGCCATCAGTTTCCATTATAGCAACAACACTCAATCCTTCTCCTATAGTAACACCATTATACAATCCAACGTTAACAGAAGCAACTTGAGTATTAGAGACTTGTTTGTTTGGTCTCTGTTCTCTTGTGAGTGCTTTTCTTGGTAACTGTTTTACTTTTCTAAAATCACTTTCGCCTTCAAGTTTTATTAGATCACCATTAGACAAGCTCAAGAAAGGATTTCTATATGATTTTGATAAAGAAGTTCCTCTCCAAACTTCATAAGTTTCTGTTATGATTCTTCCATCATCATCTCTTTCATACACAAGACTATAATCAGAAAATGTTACTGTAGTGTTTAGATTATATCTTCCTTTGACAGCAAAGTATAAATCTCTGGTTACATCTAATTCGCATTCAAAACCAAAGACATCAAATTGCATCTGACTACCAACATAACGAATATTAGATAATTCTCCTAATACATTGTATGTTCCATCATCATTAATTTGATATCCATGTAGTGGTTCGTGCTTAAAATCACCCATCCAATCATATGCATACAAATTCAGCAATCCAGAAGTAATATCAATAGTTCCTTTTGCTCTTGCATAGTAAGTATCAACAGAGAAATCATAAAGCTTCAAAGTTTGCTCTAAAGTCTGACCATAAAGAAGACGCATGTCAACATTCATTTCTTTTTGAACAGGAAATTTGAAATAAATGTTTGGTCCTATAATAGTGTAACTATAATCTCTTCTTTGTAAAACACCATCTAAAAATACATATACAAATTCATCATCTTCTATATTCTGAACTCTTCCATCTTCAACATCTAAAATCAAGAATGGTCCTGTTTTAACGCCATCCACTAGATTTTTATCAATAGTTAATCTCTTGTAATTTCCTACACCAATGCCAGTTATTTTTTCAACTGCAGTTGGTTCACCAATTGTTTTAGCACTAAAATCTTGATCCCAAATAGGAGCGACATCAAATACAATTTTATTTGGAGATACAGTTCTGTCAATATAGTAAGAATCTGATCCTGGATATTCTGCGTTATATTTTGGTCTCTGCAATACAGCATTGATTAAAATAAAGAGATCTTCATCTTCTTCGGTAATAACCTCAGTAGAATCATCCCAATATAATTCAAATACTTTAGTTTCACCGTCAACATAATCTGGTAAAGTTCTAGATACTTTATTTTGATTTAATACATTCTCTACATTACTGAATAGAGAATCCACGGAAGAAGTAACATCAGCACAAACTGGATTACTTGGATCTACTATGATATTTGAATTGATATAAGAATCTTCACTTGTGTATGTGCCAACATACTGAACGTTATTCCAATTGATTATGGCAAGTTTTACTAAGTCTGTAGCGTATTCTATAAGATTGATAGATTCTGCTAGATTTTGATCAAAATAATAATATTTTTCATCTGTAATCAGAATAGAAGCTAAATCGTAAGACTTTACGTTGCCGCCAAATCTAATATCATGCTCATATGCTTCTAGTAAATATCTTATAATTTCAATATAATCGTTTAATTTTGTACTCCAGTCAATAGAAGTCTGTGTTGCTTTACCATATCCAATAGTTTCTTCTATAATAAATTTTTTGTTTCTTTCAATTTGATTAGATGCATCTAACCATCTTCCAGATCTTTGGAAAATATTTCTTATCTTTTTAAAGTATTTGTTGTTATTTTCATCTAATTTAAATTTAAAGTATCTTCCATAGAACTGAACACCTTTGTACTCACTTAATTCTGACAAATTATTGCCAGTGAGTTTTTGATTATCTCCTAAAGGTGGTTTAGAAAATATAATATTGCTACCAGAAACAGTATAAGATACTTCTGGTTCTTGCAAGACACCATCTAAAGTTATGAATAAATGTTTTGCATTTGGTGGGAAAAATGGGAGATTATTTTCATCTCTTAATTGGAAAGTTGTAGTTCCTTGTAGTATTCCATCTGTATCATAGTAACCATCAAAAGGATCAGAAAGAGTAAAATGGAATGCTCTGTATCTGTTGAAATCAAATTCAGATGTAGAAGCAGATCCAATACCATTCTTTAGTCTATAATTTTCAAGTTTCTCTATATTTTGGGTAACTACTAGTCTAGTATTATCTACTGTAATTTTATTTTTTTCTGGATTCCATAGTTGAATAATGCTGAAATGATCAACTTTGTTGAGATTTTCGGGTAATGTTCCTGGTACTACCGCAGAAGCACTTGACTCAATATCAACTTGACCAAATAGTTTGAATCCTGCAGGATGAGTTGTTGACTTAATTAACTCTCTCCACTGTTCTATTGAAGTTTTTGATTTTATAACATAAGAATAATCTTGATAGAAGAAGCTATCAGTAATTTTTTGATTAGATACTCCAAGTATTCCTCTATCTGAAGTATAATATCCTAAATTGTTATAAAAACTTTTAACGACATTATTGAAAGTAGTAACAAAAATGGATGTTACTATTCCATATGCTTTTGATACTAGACCTCTGATTTCAATATTTTCTCTGATAACTCCTTCAATTTTTTCCAGTTTTAAGAGATTTGATCCAGGTCTCCATTCAGAGACTTTTGCACGAAGTACCTCTTCGTTTCCAATATACTGAACAACAGTTTCTCCAATATTGAATACGCCAGAAAAATTTTTAAGTGATGCAGTATACTTCGAAGTAAAAGTAGATGCTACTGTTTCGTCTAAATGGAAAGATCCGCCATTTTGAATAATAGAAACACTTACTGGAACTCCAATATCACTGCTGCCAGCATATGCTTGAACATCTCCTTCTATAACTTTTATACTAGGAGGATAAGTATATCCTACTCCAGGATCAGTTATAACGATAGAAAATAGTTTTCCACTATTTTGCGTTGCTTCAAATTTAGCACCAGAACCATCACCATCAGTTATTACTACTATTGGATTTGAATAACCAGATCCAGATTCTGTAATTGTAACACTATCAAGTTTATTCAATACGGTGTCATAAATTACAGAAACTTTAGCTTCTGTAGAATTAGATGTAGATACACCAGTAACAATTGGCACTTTCTTATAGTTAAATCCAGAATTTGTAATCTGTACTGTATTAATAGAACCAATTGCAAATTGACCAGTAGTGGTGTAAGTAATAGTCCCAGAACCATCCCAAAGGGGAATTGCATTTAAATCATATACAAATCTATTTGAAGTTACATAAGAAACTCTCTTTCTTCCTTGAAGAGGATCTGTAATCAATCTAATATACTGATTATCAGAACTCACAACTCCATTTCTATCAAAATAATAAAAGTTAGTAAAATCTGTTCCTACTTTGGTTTGATAATTATTTGTTTGTAATCTAGGTCCGTATCCAAATTTAAGATCGATATGGGTAGATGTTTCAATTTTTTCTACAGTTTCTAAATTGAATAGATTACTAGGACTGACATCAAAATTAACACCATTCATAGAAACATGAGAAGTGTCAAAAATATATCTGTAAAATTCTTGTACCTCTATAGATGGATTTGGAGTAAATATTATGTTATCTTCTGAGATTTCAAATTTATATTCCAAATCACCAACTTCTCTTACACTCACTAATCTTGGTGATGGAGTGCTTATATCAAAGAAATTGGTAGTTGTTTGAACTTTTTCTGCGGAAAGTGGATTGATTGCATATCCATAAATGATGACAGCTTCTTGTGTTTCTGGATTATAAGATTTTATAGTTCCAGATCCAACAGCATTGGAAATGCTATAATTTGATGTGAAATTATACTGTGCCTTGTAAAGTGTTACTGGTTGATTATTATAATGATCTACTGCAGTTGTATTTTCTACTGCTCTAGTAACGTTTACATTACTACCATTGATAGATCCGACCAGAACAATTTCTTCACCTATCTTTAATAGATCTCCATTTGCAATATTATTAGAGGATGCTAGAGGTATAAGAGTAGAATCTACAGAAACTCCAACATGATCTACATAGATTGCTAGTCTCGCAAAACCCAAAGATCCTCCAGATCTTTGTAATGACTCGTCATCTACGCTGAGATAATCTCCTTTTGCATAACCAGATCCACCTGTTTGAAGAACAACAGAAGAAACAATTCCAGCAGAAGAAACTGTGATTATTGCAGTAGCACCTTCACCAGAACCACCTGTAAGAGGAATATTGTTGTATGTTCCTTCTGTGTAATCAGCTCCACCATTTAGTACTTGGAATCTTCCAACACCAGTAAAATCAATTCTCGTGTTAACTTTAGGTGTTCTAAATTTTACAGTTTGATATAATCTTTTTCTTACATAGTAAGTTTTTGTTTTTGTATCATCTGGTATAATATCAACATTTACAATATCACCTATTCCCAATCCATGTGGTGAGTCAGTTTCAATTAATGCTACATTTTGATTTACATCAAATGGTTCTAGGTTATCACTTAAAGAAGAGATTGTTGTAATTTTAGATCCAGAAGTATTAAACAAGTTAGATGATTGAATAAAATAATCATCATCTATGATCCAAGTTCCAGATAAAAGTTTAATAAGAACAACGTTTTGTCTTTGTGTACTCTCTAGAACTTCACCTGTAGCTATAGGTGGATTCTGTCCATCTGTTAGACTTAGAATAGCACCTTCTGTGTAAGAACTATCTTGGTCTAGTAATAAATTGAATGTTTTGATATCCGCAGAGAAAGTTCCAGTATTATCAAAATTTCCTATAACATTTCTCAATACTATGGTGTTATCATTTTTTACTGTTCCTACTATTTGACCAGATGCATTTGAAGATGGTTGTCTTAAAACATCATCTTCAAATAGGTATGCATTTTGAATGGTAGTCAGTCTTACTACTTTATCTTCTTTACTTTCTAAGTAATTTACATTTTTTCCATTTACAGAGGATACAATTGCTTCTGCATCAGAACCTTCAGTTCCTGAATTTTCAAAATAAAACTTTGAATTTACAGAAAAATTTTCAGAAGAAGAATCTACAGATACAGTTTCAATAGATCCAGATCTAACAGTATTGACATTAGCAAGAACACCAGAACCATTACCAGGCATTCCTTCTATAAAATATCTTTTCGAAGTTCTAGGAATATCATTCTGATTTATATTTGAATTGTAATTACTATCTACTGGTAAAGAATAGAAATTCTCTCCCAGAATGTATGGGAATACTGGATTTTGTGATGCATCTATGGTAATAAAGTATGCATAAGTTCCATTTGGAAATTCTGGAGTAACACAGTATCTTCCATTATTTTGATCTAAAGATCCACTCTTAGGAACGTAAGTATAATCATTTGTAAAAGATCCTAGTGGATATGTTGATCTTGGTGGACCGCCAGTTCTACTTCCATTCAAAGAATAACTAGAAGTCATTCTTGTAATAGAAGAAGTAGAATCTAATGGATTACCATATCCATATGGTCCATAAATCGGATTGCCATCATATGCAAATCCCAATATAGGTGAGTGTGTTAAAACTGGTGGAACAACTTCAGAAGATGATAAATTGTCGCCCAAAATAATTCTTAAAGACTTTGGATTTGCATAATGAGCGTATCCATTATCCAAAAGTCTATTGTAGTTATCAAAGAGATAACCATAATTATTATCTAACTTAGATTTGTATTTTTCAAATCGATTAAAGTTCCACTCTTTCAAAAATGGAATAGCAGATCCATCACCACCAACAGGAATTATACGAATAATAACATTACCTTGAGTGTAGAAGTTTCCACCAGAAATTTTTTCAAATTCAACTATTCCACCATTTGTATCGATAACTGCATTATATTCAGCAAATCTTCCTCTTCCTGATGCATCAGTTATTTGAACAATTGGAGGAGTAGAATAATATTTTCCAGGGTTATCAACTACAATACTAGTAATTTCTCCATTAGTAACAATTGCACTTGCTTCAGCACCATATCCAGACGTGATAAGTATAGTTGGATCTGCAATAAAAGTATCTTCTGTATCAACAATAATACGATCAATAACTTCTCCCGTTAAAATTGCTCTTGCTTTATTTGCCAATCCATCAACTAAAACATAAGGTGGATTTTTATAACCTCTTCCTTTGTTTGTTAATCTAATTTCTTCTAATATTCCGTATCTGATACTTTCTTCGTCTTTATTTCCATAGAGAGGAACGCCATTAACTAATATACCAACATCTCTTTTTGGAGTCTTATAGATCTCAGTAGTTCTTATAGATTCTTTTCTGATTAACTTAAGAAGCTTCTGATCTTTTACTGGATCTGTAATTATAGATCCATCAAAAATTTTATATGATGGAAAACCAGAACTAGCAATATAGTAATAATTATCATCTTCAAATATTGCAGATACATCTGTTTTTACTTGATCTAATGCAGTTTCTACATTAGTATTAGTGGGTGCATCAACAGGTAATCCTTGATTTAAAAACCACCTAGTATTATTTGTACCAAACTCTACAATTTTTGGATTTGAAGTTTTAAATCCAGGATTTGAAATTTGTATACTATCACCAGAGAATGAATAAGGGGCTTCGTCTTTTGTAGAAATATTATAAACTACACCAAGTGTTAGTAATGATGCACTAGTATTTTCAATGATGACAGGTTTGTATACAGATTCTCCAGATTGATGATTAAGTGGATTTGTTCTATTTTCAATTATAAACTGATTTACAGTCTTATCACTAAAAGTAATAATCTCTTCGCCTATTAATATTTCGCCAGATGGTGTCCATCCTATAGTAGAAAATACATCTACTCTATCACCAGTAAGACTGGAAGAACTTAAATCTGCTTCTAGTCTTGTTTTTGTAGAAATAGCGAAAGTGCCATTAACAGTTTCTGGAGCTAGAATAATATTCCAAATTAATTCATTATCAATAGTTCCTTCAATCTGAACGTTATCTACAGTTGCAGAAGCATAGTCATATTCGGAAGTTGGATTTTGTACAATCTTTGTACCAATAAGATCTTCTGGATTGCCAGATACTACCTTTACTTTTAGTGAATAAACATTAACCCAATCAGACTTAGAAACTTTATACGTAAAGTCCTTTGGATTATATACTGATGGTTTATTATCAGCATCTTGCGAAACAATACTAGTGAAGATAAATTTAATCGAAGCATCAGTTCCTTTTGCTTTGTAAAATTTATTAATATTCTTAATTAAAGTTCTTTTATCTACTTCTCCACGCAAATATTTTTCGGGGAAAGAACCAAGATATTGTGATTCAAAGTTTTTTACTAAAGCGTATAAGAAAAGATTGCTAACGTTATAAACTACAGAACCAGCAATATGAGATTGTGCTTCTGTAGATTTAAAGTTTGACGATGTGTATAGATCTCCTAATGTAGTATTACCACTTACACCTCTATAACAATTTTTAAATTCTGTATCTGTTCTAGTAGTGTAAAAAATAATCTCATCATCAATACGGATATATCCGTTCTTCTCTGGAAATGATGATGCATCATTCACTATAATAGTTGTATCTGCATCACCTACTGATATACTTAAAGTATCGCTCTGTTTTAATAAATTTTTCTCATAAAAATCAATATCAGCATATTTTTGGATATTGCTTATGATATCTAAAGTTCCACCTTGAACTTCCTGAGATTCATAATACTTCTGAACGAACTTCGTAAAGAGTTCGTATTCAGTAGAAATGAATTCAGGAAGCTGGGACTCAATTAGAGTGGAGATTCTCTTAGTCTTAACAGCAGGCATTTACTTACTCTTTATATGCGGTGAAACTTGAATTCTCTACATCAACATCCAGATAAACCTCACGGAGTGCCTGGATATCATTAGATAGTGGTTTTACTCTAACTGAAATTCTATTATCAAAGAATGATCCCTTGATAATAGTCAAGTCATATATTTTCAATTCGCCCTTTGCATAATCAATATCCCCAACTTCCTTGTCAAGGACAACTTTTTCACCAGTTATAGTCTCTAGTCTATATAGGACAATTTTGCCATCCCTATCTTCTAGATATACATCAAAGTTTGGATATTCTGTAACCCTAAATCCAGTAGTGGAAAGGGTTGGACCATCACAATCTTTATCAAATGCATTCTGGAAACAGATCTCATAGTAAAAAGTAGAATTCAATTGAGGATAAAAATCTTTTCTCATTGTTACTTGAGTAAGATTTGAGTTGATACTACGATCAGCATCATCAATTACACCAATAAACTTACTGTATCTAAATTTACCATTAAATCTCTCTGTATCAGATGTATCAATGTAATTTTGAACAGAACCAATAACTTTATCTCTAATTTGTGCTGGAGTTTGATCTGTAACACTACGGTCGTAATAAATCTTACTACTTAACTCTACGTAAAGAATAGATGGATCGACAATAACTGGTTCTACAGAAGCAATAACATATTTGTCAAGTTCTGAAAGAATTTCTTGTTTTGTAAAAGAAGTAAGGTATGAAGCATCTTGTGGTTTCAATACAATGAATACTTTACCATACTCTGGAGGGTCTTGATCTTCGCCTCCAAAGATAATTATGTCGCTCGTGGCAGGGTATACCTTACGAACGATAGAAGCGTAGTCCTGGGCGGTTACAGCGCGGTCCTGTGTGCCATATGCCTTAGGAGCATTGTACTTAATTCTATTGGTAGATTCCATCTCTTCTCCACCAGATGATGCTACTGTCGAATTGATAGTAACATCAAATGAATTTGGCGAAATGCCATCAGGATTTTCTAGGACACCAGAAAATACAAATGTTCTAACACCATTAGACTCTGGACCAGATGTGGTGATATAAGAAACTTCAATTCTTGCACCGTTATCAAGTTTCTTACCTATAACACCATCACCAAATAGTAATTCATATCTTTCATCTTCAATTTCTTCTAAGAAGAAGACTTTTGAATTGGCATCAACTCCTAAGATATTATCTGCTACAAGATATGGTTCGCTAAAAGAACCACCAGTTGGAAATACCTTGACCCTAATGGTATTGGTATCAATATTTCTGTTGTCAAGTACAAATCTCTGTGACTTGAGTGAAGTATTGACAGTAAATGTATTGATTAGTTGTGTTCCCTCTCTGATAGGAACATTTTCAAAAACTGCAGTTTGGTTTAATACTTGTGCCTTGGCATCATCAATCGCAACATACTGATAGATATTATTATCATATGAAGCAATAAACCCCGTGCCCTTCTTTAAGAAGAGTTCTGTATCGGTCGTGGGGTTGCTATAAGTAACTGTAAATGAAATATATGCTGTAGGAGAAGTAATGCTCTTAGGTCTGTACCCTAATTGCTTCGCAATCGCTACTACGTTGTCCCTCAAGGTGGCAGAATCAATGAATAGTTCATTGACTACCATGTTAGTGTTAAATGCCGTATAATAGGTGTTATAGGCGAGTGTATCGATTAGAGTCGATAACGCAGATCCATCAAAATCATAGTCAGTAAAATCTGACTGTGCTCTGAGATACTCTTTCAGAGATGCTTTGATATCTTCAAAATCTAGATTGGCAACCTGAGTATAAGGCATTATCGTGTACGCTCTAAGAAGAATTCTACTGCTACTGGAGTATCGTCGTTTCTACCAATAATATTGTATTGCAATTCAACTTCATAACCATTATTCATATAATCTGGAGTGCAAATTACACTCTCTACGATAATTCTTGGTTCATACTTATTCAATACATCAACAATTTCAGATCTGATAATCGAACCAGATGCATAATCTAGAGGTTCGAATAACACATTTTGTATTCCACAACCAAGATTAGGTTGAAATGGTCTTTCACCCTTTCTAGTAAGAAGCAAGGCAGTGATCGCTTGAACGATAGCTGCCTTATCCTTTACTGTTACCAAATCATCGGAAACAGGATGCTTCTTGAAAGTAACACTCAAATCCTTGAATGTCTGAAAGGTTGGCATTTAGACACAGCAATAGGCTGCTATTATTTATTCACTCGTGCCAACGCTCTACAAAGTCATCAAATCCACCAGCACCTCCACAATGGCGTTCTAGGCGGTCTTCTGGAAGTGGGTATAGTTCTTCCTTCATCTTTGACCTGCGACGCTTTGTAGCAGCATCTAGAAGACGATCACTATCAGTTTCGCTGATAAGGGTCATACCCTCATCGATAAACTCTTTACTTTTGTCTACTGGAAATAATCCCATTAAAAAAACCTCCATAAAGTCTGTTTCCAGAACTTTTAGAGAGGTTGCTATCTCTAATATTATGTATTAAAGTAAAAAATTATAATTGCAAACTATTCTAATATTAGATTTTTCTGGACATGATGATGCATGATATGTTTCTCCTGGAAATAAAACACAACGACCTCTCTTTGGTGAAATAGAATTTATAATAGTTAAATCATCAAAAAAAGTTGTTGGACCATCACTATCATTTACATAATATAACATCGTGTAATGCGAATAATACTGATCGATGTGTGGTGTGTGAGATCTACCATTGTTCTGGTTTTTTATAAACATCCCAAGACGCACTCTTTTTAAGACAGATACTTTCTTATCATATGCATCTTTTACTGCTTTGTATAATATGGGTATTAATGCAGCAAGTGCTTGCTTTTCCTTGTAATTTTTTTCGAACTTAGATGAATATGCATCTGAATAAAGAAGATTTGCAAATCCGCTATTTGCATCCCCCAATCCCCCACCAGTGCTAATGCCTGGTGTATAATGCCATGGAAAATTATTTTTAAAAATATCTTCTACTGATTGTTGAATAAATTCTGGAATAGAATTATCTAGTACAATAATATTACTCATAAAGTATTCCAGTGGTTATTTGGTCTTTCCCACCAAAAATGAAGATCTTTAACTGAGTCATCATAGTATAGTGAAACAATATCACTTTTAAATTTACTGTGAATATTCTCACATAATGAAAGCGTGTAATAATTCTTTTGTATGAACTTTTCCATACTCTGAGTAATCCATGTATAGTTGCCACCTCTGATGACACCTGCCTCACATAACACAAAGTTATCCCAGTCTAATACCCAATCAGCAAAATTAATTTCAAAATCAAGTTTATACTTCTCTACATTCTCATCTGGGAATGGCACATTTACTGCCTCAATATGAAAAATCTCTCGATCCATTGACAATGAATGAGAGAGATGCTGAGTTACAATACTAGAGTAATCAGGAGATACGCACAAAAAACAAGTCTTACTGGGATGAATATCCCAATCAGACATCTTAATCTTGTATGACATCTCCTGAATGAGTGCCATCTCGTTATCCTGTGAGATGAACAGTAAATCTTTCATTACTTTCCTTGTCCGCGATAACGCTTTTTAGCATTGTTACGAGAAGTGGCAGCATATAGAGTATGCTTTGAATTCCCTTGGCGAGTCTTCTTCGGTTTCGACTCAATAATCTTCTTGCCGCTCAGACCAACTTTTGCTCGTGCCATAGTGTTTTATCAATTGACTTCTATATTATACACCAATAAAGACATTATGTGAACCCTCTGCAACAGTTCCACCAGGAAGCAATGTACCCCCAATCGGCATTGCTTGCTGACCATTGATCATAACTGTCGGACTTCCAACAGTATAAGTGTCAGGATGCACGTCTGTGCCGCATGTATGGGGCGCTGTGACGTTTGTAGCACAGTGGGCAGGCAGATTATTCACATAAACGTTTGGAGACGATGTAACGCCAATTACAGGTGCATGGCATCCATGACCTGTTGTGATGTCCCCTAATCTTGACATTCCCCTAAGTGCTGGCATCTTACTTTGGATCGGGTATAATTCCTGTTGCCTTATTTAGATAGTACGCTAATCTCTTCTGTACAGGATCCCAATTGTTATTCACAACCATTGATCCATAGAATCTTGTAATATATGGTGGACATGTATGAGTTACTGTCAACACATAATGATACGTCATTTTGACAATTTCTGATGGTTTCATCTTGACCCATGCAGAAACATCTGCTGTGAGACTCTCTATAAGGGCATTACCGCTCGTTACGACTGCTTCTTGATCATCGTTAGCAATAGAGTTTAGAAGTACGTTCTTGCCGCTTCTAGGGAAGAGTTGTGAAGTAATCCTCCCAGTATCTTGTTTTGCTAAAAGTTCTGTAAGTTCATTAAGCGGTATAGTCTTATTACCATTGATAAGATCAACATACGTCAACTTATCAAACCTGCTCGGCGTCTGGGTCTCATAATATGTTGCAAAAATATACTCCTGATCATAAAAATATTTCTCGGAGTAATACCCCTTAAGAGGTGCTACAAGTGTACCCACAGGAACTCCTGGCGGAGGGAATGTGATACTTCCATACTCCATCTGAGGTTCGTTGAATAATGGTAAACTAAACTCAGAAAGGTCTGTAACACCCACAGGCCCCTCTAGGATGGAACACCCCTTGCCTGCCGCAAAACTTTGTCCAGGTGACAGAGAGATGCCTGTGATGAGGTTTGGAGTGCCAGGGGGGATTGGTGGGCAGACTCCTGCAGCAACTACTTCAATGGACAATGTAGGATTGATTGTCTCATAAAGTACAGGGTCAAATCCACTACGTACTGCTGCAGAATACAGAGGTTTTGTTGCTGTAGGTTTCAGAGTGAACGTAGTGCCACTGACAAGCACCTCTTCATTTGGTGTGATTGTTATTGTCGTCATTGTGTCTGCAAGACTCTAAATATATCACTTTTGATCTCTTTGACGTTATTGTGCAAATAATCTAACGTCTCTGAAAGGGTCTCGTAATCAGTTCCCGAGGGGCGGCGGTACATCAACGTGGGACGCTCCAATTGCGATATCCGTTGGTCCAGGCTCTGCAATCTCTCGGACAGCACTAGGAGTGCTTTCTCCAGACTCTGCTGCTGCTTTTGTAACTCTTCCATCATTTTGGTCTCCTCTCATAAATGCCTCAGCGGCGCGACTTTCGAACTCATCACAAAATCCATCAAAGTTATTCAGAATTGCTTCGAAGTTCTCAAAAGGGTTTTTCATGATTTTTTTGCTGGGAAAATTTTTTAGAATTCAAGGTTTTAAAAAAACCATTTTCAAAAATATTTATCGGTCGTTGGGATACTTTTGTAGGTTAGGGAAGTAGGGCATTTTCGCTTGGCGACCCTAAGTATAACAAAGGGGGCATAATTAACTGCCCCCAGGTATACTGTCAGACTGCTGCTAGTTTCTTACTTAGTAGCACCGCTGTGTGTTGCTTAGGGCGATACGGCAATGTGATGATCTTGCCTGAAGGATGTGCCCATAGTTGATGCTTTGCTCCGTTGCGTTGTTTAATCCAACCGTTGATCTTAGCGATCTTCTGTAGTTGCTTGTCTGTCATCAGTTAGTGTAGAGAAATCAACCGAATGTGGGCAGGGCGTTGATCGCTTCCTCTTGATAGCGGTCAGCATAGCACCCTGCCCACCACCAACCCTCAGCGGGGTTGATCATGCCAGCGAAGCGGGTCTGGGGTGCGGTCTCTGTCTTGCGAGCGACCCACATGGTCTCGCGGGTCTTGAGGTCGCTGCACTGTGAATAGATTGCCATGCTGTGTGGGGTGTGTTGTCTTGAGGTAGTATAGAGGCAAGGGGGGCAGCAGAGACCCCCCTAGTGTGCGGTTCAGAGATCGACCATCATCTCATTCATCTCGTCTGCATCGATGGCGCACGAATCCCAACGCACCCCATCCTTAGTCTGCACGAGGTGGCGACCGATCTCCCCATCGGTCATGCAGCGCACGAACTTCTCCCAAGGGGTCTCATCGTCGCCACAGTACTCCACACACGCCTTAGCGGTGTTGTAAAGGAATTGATCGTTGCCAATCCAGAGGGCAGCGTTCCAGGTCTCGTAAGTTGCCCAACCGTTGTAGGTGCTGAGGGTGCTGGTCATGTCGTTGTGTTTGTTTGGTATGTGAAAATTCTACAGGGTCAGGCGGCAGCAGCAGCGCCCTGGTGGACAGTAGTCAGATTGACCTCTGCCCAGTCGTATTCATCACGCAGGCGGGCAGCGGTTGCCTCTGCTGCATCCTTATCCATCCACAGGGAGCAATGGTCGTCGGACTCGTAGAAATCGCCAGCGGTGACAACGTAGATTTGCATCGGTTCGTTTGTGTGTTGAGAGTATCCTAGACGGTCTGCCGCTCAATCGCGGTCGCTGATGTTCCAGTTGGTGGATTGGACCTCAGGGGCAGGGAAGGGGAAAGGGCGACCCTCACGATGGGCGGCAACGTTGGCGGCAGACTGTGCCATCATGGCGCTGTAGGTCTTGGTATAGTCTGCCATGATGGCGGCGAGGTCGATTTGTTTTTTCATGAGACTAGTATGGCAGGGATGGGGGCAGAAATCAAGCGATAGTGGACAGTTCAGAGATTGCCCCACAAGGCATTGGCGATGATGTCGCCAGCACCTGCCAGATCATCACGCACGATCAACCGCAGCATCTCTGCACCCTCGGTAGACTGGTGAAGCATCCGAACGTGCCCATCAGCAGCGTTAGGGCAGTTGCTGTGAACAATGGCAATAGCAAGGGCAGTTGCTTCGGTCTTAGTCATTGGTGGTTTCGTTTGACTGAAGTCATTATAAGCACGCCCAGGGCACGCTTGGTGAGATTGTAGACCAGTTTGAGCACTGTCACATCGCTGCCCATGGCAGGCAGCGAAGGCATAGAATAGTGAGACAAGTTGCCGCGGCCAATGAGTACAAAAAAAGGGGCAATTGATGCCCCTATGTGTCACTCAGGACAGCAGCAGAGAGTAGGGCAGATCACCAAGTTTCATACCATTGCGAAACTCAGTCACGAAGAACTCAGTGCCATTGTAGAGACGAATGAACCACTGATAGTTCTTCTGGAATACACCCTCGCCTGCAATACCATGCTCACCGAGAATAGCATTGATGCGAGATTTGGTAGTGTTGGATTGCCAACCACCATCAAACAGACGCACATAGTTCTCACCTACGTCTGCAATGTGGTTGCCGTGCAGATACACTTTAGACTCACCAGTTTCAGGGTCAAACTCTACACGAGTGTTTGCTTTAGACCAGTTGAGGTTGTTGCTGATGGCAGCATTCATCTCACGTTCGATCTTGCGGGTCATGTGAAGCGGTTTGTTGAACTGTGGTTAGTATGGACGAGAATGGGGGCAATTGCAACCCCCTATGTGACACTTCCTAGACTGTCACCCCAGGAAGGTGGCAGGGTTGCCGTAGTCTGCAATATGGTGCCCGTTGAGACGGATCTCAGCGTAACCAAACTCCTCAGCGAGGGACAGGCACAGATCGTAGGCGCGTCCCTCATCACAGACGGACTCGGACTCGTAAGGGGCAGAGGGGACTAGGACTTCGTAACGCATGTGTTTGTTTGAACTTCAGTCATTATAAGCACGGGGTCGGACGCTTTGGGGTCAATGGTGGACACTGTGCCAACCGTCCACTCGCGGCCGAAAGTTTGTATACCTAACTCTGTGTGGTGTAATCTATATCAAACTCGATCGAACGTTCGGGCATATCGATGTCATCCAGGATGATACGATAATCAATCGATTTGATACACCAACCAGACGCACATGTGAGTTCTTCGATTAGATCATCAGCATCATCTGCCTCCCAAATAGTGCCAATGTATTCGCTGTTAAGTTCATCCTTATCATAGGCGGTCATCTCATCATCGCCCTCAGTATCAAACTCGATGTAGGTAACTTGGAATTGCATGAGTTTGTGTTAGTTAGTGTCAGACAGTGGCGGGAGAAAGACTAACCTCAACCCTCTTGAGATTGAGACCAGCGAGTTGATCTAAAACACGATTGTGGATGCGATCACATGCATTTTTGAGGCGAGACTTCTCATACCAAATAGTTACACAACCATCGTTAGTCTCAACCTGAA